TTATATAACTATTAGGTATTATATATTATTAACTAAGACTAATACCAACAGAAAATGTTCGCAATCAAGTTGCAAACATTTTTTGGTGAATAATATTTTTAATATTGACACAGTGATTAGGTAGTGGTATAATTTTTACATGGTTAAAGTTTTATCTTTGGACTTATCTACAAAGAGTTCAGGCTACTGTGTATTTAATAATCACAAGGTCATTGAGTATGGTACTATCAAGAGTGATGAAGATAGTTTTATTGAACGTGGTCAGTACATGGCAGAGTTTGTTAGACTTCTCTGTGAAAAATTTGGTCAGTTTGATAAAGTGTATATTGAAGAGCTTAAGGTAATATCTAATCAAAAGACCTTGGTAATGCTTGGTATTGTTCAAGGATTGGTTATTAGAGAACTCCGTAATAGCACAGTTAGCTTAATTCCTCCAACAGTTTGGAGAAAGCCCTATGGATTGAATGGTAAGAGAGCAGAAGCCAAAAAGAAGGCTATTGAACTCTGTGTAGATAAGGGATTCTCTGTGAGTAATGATGACGAAGCAGAAGCAATCCTTTTAGGTTTGTATGGTGTTGACAAAGCTTAGGTATTATGTTATACTTAACTTGTACGCTTTATGGTTGAAGCCATAAGAGGACACCTCCTTACAGTTCCTATGGGGAGTATTTCTCCCTGTAGGTTTGTGTACGTATAGCCAAGAGGTAAGGCAAAAGGTTGCAACCCTTTGAGCGTCAGTTCGACTCTGACTACGTACTTTGGTTAATAGGTATCACTCATGTGAATACTAAATGACGGTTAAATCCGTCATATACATCCTTAGCTCAACTGGATAGAGCACACGCCTTCTAAGCGTGGTTTTGTGAAGGTTCAAGCCCTTCAGGGTGTATCTCTCTATTTAATATTTTTGGTTCACACTTCTGCTGAATTGAAGAGGGTTGGATTCCTTCTGTGTGAGTATTTAATCTTGTGAAAGGAATGACTCATGGCAGTTAAGACTAAACTTTATTCAGAGACTATGAGAGAGCTTAGTGCTCTTGATGAAGACTCTTTAAGACTTTACCAAATGCGTTGGGGTTTAATTGATGTTGAGGAAGAACTAATCAACTCTGTAGGTTATCATGCCTATAGTCAAATCCCTCCATGTACACCAATCGCTAAGAATGCTATGCTTCAGATTATGGCATCATTTGAGGATAGTGTTGAGCGTAAAGAATGGGCTGACCGTATTGAAGGTAAAGCTACACAAACCACAGTCAATGTCAACCATGACACTAAAGATGGTATTGAAGAGCTTAAGAACTACACTAAAGAGAAGCTTGATGAACTCTTTGGAGATATGTAATGGCATCACACAGTCCAAAAGAAGATTTATTCAAAGAGCATTATGATGAAATAGTTAGTCTCCTAGAAGGGTTTGCAACATCTGTTGTGACTATGGGAGACTATCTTAGTGCTGAAGAGGCTTTGATTGATTACCTAATTGACACTTACTCAGAGGTGTTCCTAGGAGAGATTGATTATATCTTGGACTCTCTAGGAGTTGATATGACACCACAAGAGCTTATTGAAGTACGTAATGGTGTAAATACAACTAATTATGCTAGAAGCAATTACTCAAGGCTGAAAGAGATTTTTGAAGCTCATGCACAAGACTTAAGGGCTAAGGTTATTGACTCTACTGAGACAGTCAACATTGATGACTTACTTTCTGACTTCAGACACAATCTAGATAGAATAGCTATGAGTGAAGTACAGATGCTTATTGAGAAGGCTTCTGTGGAAAGTGCTAAGCTGTTTGAGATTGTCACTGAGAACTCAATCCTTAAGACTTGGAATTGTGTTGGTGATTCTAGAACCTGTCCTACTTGTCTTGCTATGAATGGTACAACAATACCTGTCACAGAGAGCTTTTCCAACGTAGCACCTTCTGTGGATATTGAAGAAGAGCTTAGTTATACTGGAGGAGATATTGTTTATGCACATCCAAGATGCAGATGTTGGGTCACTTACTCAAAAGCGTAAGGTATTATCCAACAAGGAAAAACTATCAATCCTTCTTGACCAGGTAACTCCTCAAGACCAACTTAAGGATGCTGTGAAGGGTAAAATACCTAAGCACTTCAAGAGGAATACCATTAGGGAAAGAGAAGGTTTTGAGAAAGAGCTTGAGTATTACAAGTTAGGATTTACTACAGCCTTATCTGAGTTTAATCTAGAGCTTTGGTGGTCACAAGCAGTACAGTTTGGAGCTTTCCTAAGTGGTAAGTATAAGACTGGTTACTGTGTAGCAACTCCTCGTTATGGTAAATCATTCCTCTGTGGTATCATGTCTAACCATTTTGCCTATGAGGGAGAGAACTGTTACGCTGTAGGTTCTACACAAGAGTATTCAGGAATTATTATTCAACACGCTAGAGAGATTCTAGTAAACTCTCACCCTGATGTTAAAGCTATGTTATCCTTTGATGAAAAGGATGTCACAGCAGTAGACAAAAGGCTTAAGCGTGGTTTATCTTCATTCTCTAGTGAGGGATTCTCATTTAGGAATGGAGGAAAGTTAGAAGGTCTATCAGCAGGTTCAAACTTTACTGACCCCTCTAAAATCCATGTCATTGGTAGAGGTGGTAATATGTTTGGAGATGAAGCATCTGATATTTCTCCTGTTGCCCTTGGTCACATGGGTCGTAGAGAGTTTGAATCAGATGATGGTAGAAAGCTGATTATGTACCTAATCTCTAATCCACGTTCACTTAACAACTTCTATGACTTCATGGTAAATGAGGACTTAGCAGATGACGAGTTTGTGATGTGGTTAGATGTGGTGACAGCAATGGAAGAGGGTAGTATCAAGTACACTAAAGACCAACTAATGAGGTCACAGTTTACTATTACCGAAGACTCCATTAGGGAAAACCTTCTTTGTGAGTTCCCTACAGAGCGCTCTTCATTCTTCGATTCGTCACCTGATATTCTAGATAGCTTTGACACTAGAGGCAAAGACCTTGACTTCTTTATTGGAGTCGATAGTGCCTACAAAGGTTCTGACAGTATACAGGTTACTGTATCTGTGGTTGATAAGAAAAACCACTTTACTGTTGTGGATACCAAGGACATTAAGCCTGCTGAGTGGATTGATGGTATAACAGCTATTGAGATAGTGAATAATATTGTCACACTAGCTAATAGGCTTAATGCTAAAGCTATTGGAATAGACGCAGGTGGAGGAGCACACATTGTTCAACCACTGAAGATGAGAAGACTTTCAGGACAGCTTAAATGCCCTGTGTATGACATTAACTTTGGAGGTAAGCCCACAGAGATTAAGGTCATTGCAAAAGACCCTAGTGCTGAATATGCCTTTAACCGAAGAGCAGAGATGCACCTTATGTTAAGAGGTATGATGGAAGCACAAAGGGTATCATTTGTGAGAAAAGTTTGGGATGGTATTAGCAGACAGATGTCATTTGTTTCTGAGATTCAGAAGCCTGAAGACAGACTTGTTAAAATCAGACCAAAATCTGAAATTAAGAAATTACTTAAACATTCACCTGATGAACTCGATAGTGTATTGCTATCCCTTCATGTGGCTGAACTGTTTTACCTAGGAGGTAGCTAATGACCTGTGGCAAATGTCGCAAAGATGAGTGTGGTGGCGATTGTGCTATGGATAGGTACTTTAATGCAGAGTATAAGGACAGACTAGTATTCCAAAGTTCAGGATTTAGAGGAACTCCTGTAGGAGAAAATCTAGAAGACATTGAGAGACTAGCTTTAGACTTACCTGATGTCGATTACATTCTAGATAACATTGTGAACTACATGTTTACTAACTACCTTACTACAGAAGACTTTGATAAGGATAAGGTTCTAAGGGATTATCTGTATAGACTTAACTTCAATGGTCAACGTAACTATGATGTATTGAAGCAAGTAGCTAAAGGTTACCGTAAATATGGTTACTATGGTCTACTGAATACAGGTGAAGGTTTAGTTGGTATACACCCTAAGGATATTCTAGCTTGTGTGATTGATTATCCTAAAAAGCCAGTCCTTAGGCAAACGCTTACATACCTAATCAAAAACACAAATGTCTTTGTCACACCTTATGACAGAAAGACTGGTAACAATAGACCAGTAACAGACTATTCAGCAGAGGACATTCAAAAGATTATAGAAAATCCTGAAGAGTACAAGAATGAAGTCCTTGTGGTAACAGACAAAGAGTTCGCTTGTGTTCGTATTGATACATCTCAAGTATTCTGTATGTCACCTTTGCTTAAGGATAGAAAACGTGTTGAGCTTATTCTTAATATTCTTAACCGTATGAACTATGATATTTCTCGTAATGGTATTGGTACTATTGCCTTGCAAGCTAAAGATACTCTTGAAGAACAGATTGAAGAGAGTGTTGAGCAAGGTACAGCGTTTAGTGGTGGAGAACTACTTGATATGGGTAGAACTGCTAAAGGTGAAAGAACCAAGAAAATCATTGAGGATATGAATGCTTTTGCTGAAAAACTTTCAGAAACAGAGTTCAATGATGCTATTGTGTATTCAGGAAATTTCCAAAACTTAGAACAACTTGAACGTGATACTAAGGCAACAGACTTCTTAGACTACTTGTCTCAGTATGTTCCTGCTATCATCTGTCAAATGTTTGGAGTTCCTGCTAGGTTATTTGACCTTAACAAAACTGTGTCTAACATTGGTACTTATAGTATTATTGATAATGCTATGAAGAACACAATTATTCCAATGCGTGACCATTTCTTAGGTCAAGTAATTCACATTTTGCAAAATGCTACTAATTTATCTGAGCATATTAAGTTTGACAGTTATGAGTTCACAAATAACTATAACTACAACAATGACCTTTACATTCTAGAGGTTTATGACAAACTTAAAGTAATCAATCCTAAGATGGCAGAAGCGTATCTGAAGAAAAACTTAATTGTATAGGAGAAGAGATGTCTAATAAGATTTTATCCATTGAGGAGTTGTCAAAACTACAAAACAGTTTTGTAGAAGCAACTCAAACACAAGAACCAGTAGCTATCCAAACAGCAACATCTTCTGTTGTGAATGGAGATAGCACTAAGATTGGTTCTGCATCACCTAAAGACTACACAGTTACTTTGTGGTTACCTATCATTGGTAAAGCACCTGAAGGAGCTGAGATTGTTCAAGATGGTCATGCTTACGTACAAGAAATTTCAGCTAAGTCTAAGTATATTACTCCACGTATTGCACGTAAGGTTCGTAACTATGCTTCAATCATCTCAATGGCTTTCACTGACTTCCAAGAGAATGGTGATACTGAGATTTACACTCCTGAAGACTTGTTCAAAATCTATGAAGTGTTTGATGACAATGTTATTGATGCTTGTGAGAAGCTAGTAGGTGAAGTTTTAGGTATTCCTGAACACTTGACTGAATATATCACAGATGTATCACTAATGACTAACTGTGCTAAGATTCTGAGAGAAAACCCTTCGTTTTTTCAAATTGATTAGTTACCTTGTTAGGTATAATTGGGGATTAGTCCAAGGTAAGGTTAAGCCTGTAGATGAATACAAAGGTTTAGCCTATCAGGACATGGTAAACATTGAGCTTGATGATGTTGAGGAAATGGTTCTCACACTGTGCAAAGAGTACAACATGCAATACCATTATGTTATGGATAGTATGTACTACTCTGATGTAACGGTAATCTATGCTAAGTTGGCTAATGAGAAGTCATTTAGCTCTTACAATGATTACCTTAATCTAGATGAGGAAGCTAAAGGTAAGTTTGTGACTGACTTTGGTAAACCTAAACCTTATATCTATCAAGTATTAAATGCAGATACACAAAGAGTAAACATAGAAGACAACAAAGACGGACTTAAAGGTATGTACCGTCATGGAGGAACTTTAGATGACTGAAATTATTACTGATGTTTTAGGCTTTCTTGATGAGAAGCGTAAGAACATTCAACCAGAGTATACTAGAGCAGGTAAGCCTGTTTATACTCTACGTAAGTATGCAGAACTGACTGACCTTGATGCTGAGGTTCTTATCAACGGTGGAGTTGAAAACGTAGCACAGAAAGTGCCTATCATTGGACGAAGTGGTAATATGCTTCGTACTCCTAGAACATCTTACGCTGTGAACGTTGATGTGGCATTTGACAATAGAGTTAAAGTGTCAACACAAACAACAGAAGATGGTAAAGAGGAAAAGGTTTATACTTTTGTGGTAGACCAACGTGCTCTTATGGAGCAATCATCAGGACATCTTTATGCTAACTACATTGTAGGATATGTAGTAGGTAAAGGAAAAGGTAAAGGAGCTAAGCCTGAAGTACGTGGTATTGTTCACGTAAAAGAAGATGAGTTCCTTAATGAATTTGATACTACCTTTGATACACAATCAATGGAAGAAATCATGGAGCTTATTAACAAGTACCGTCTTCAACATGGTACAGCTAAAGTTCTTGAAAACATTGAATTTTAACTTTATGGTATGAGAGTTGCTAAACTCTCTTTTTTTGTTATACTATTATTAGAACATTCGACGAAAGGAGCACATAGATGGCTACAATTAAAGTTCCAGAAATGAATTTGAAAGTTGAAGTTGCAGATGAAACACTTAACTTTAAGTCACCTTTAGCTGAAACTATTCTTGCTCAACTACGTAAAGTTGTTGTAGGTCAAGAACAAATTCAATACTTTGATGTCACAGACAAGAAATTCAAGTCATTCACTTACTGCTGTGGTGATAAATATGAGTTTAACTACACTCTTAAAGAAGTTAAGCTTAAAGACACTGAATTTGATTGCTATGGCTTTCCTATTACATACGCAGGAGATAAATAATGGAAGTTAAGGAAGTTGGGAAAACTTACCAACAACACCTTAAAGAAGTTCGTGCCAAGCAGTTTGGTTATGAGAAGGAAGTTATTTCTCCAATCACTGAAGGTACGAAAGTGAAGGTGGTTACTGAATGAGTAAGTTTCGTGTAGCTCGCTTTCTTAACAGAGACTTGGTAGTTCGTGTGAACTTCTTAAATGACAAGAGTATTATTCAAAACCAACGTAAGTATTTTGAGTTTTACCCAGGAAATGACAGTGAGAATGATGGTTGGTATGAGACTACTGACCAAGTTCTCATTGAAAGTCTGAAAGAGGCTACAGAACAACTACCTTACTCTCCTGAGACTGAAGCAGGACTTAAGAAGGATAAAGTTCAGTATGAATACTCCTACTGTGCTTCCTGTGGAGGTAAGAAAGTGAGAAAACTTAAATATAATCTGTTTGAGGTGGTGGAGTAATGCCAGTTAAGACAAAGATTGCAGAGCAAATCATGTCTGAGATTGACACTTACCTACAAAAGAAAGATGACCTAGACATGATTATGAATCTCTCCCATAACAAAAGAGAGAGAGAACAGTTATCAGTAGATAAAGTGGAAAATTCTGAAGGTTACATGACATTATTATCAGAAGGTTCTGTGCTTTATCAAGATGACACAATTCGTTTGTATATCTGTAAAGGTACACTTAAAAAATGGTATGATAGTATTGATGGCTCTTTTGAGGGTTATGTTTCTACAGGTCACAGAGACTTGAACTCATACCCTGTGCGAGAAGGATACTTTAGAAAGTCAGACCTTAAGCTAGTAGAGGATTCCAATGGAAGATATGACCTACTAGTTAAACCACATGTAAACCTTGAGCTTAGTAATGTAAAAGACCTTATCATTCAAGATGAGCCTTTTGCTATTTCATCTGAGTTCTTGTGGTATTCTAAAGAAATTGAAGATAGTGACATTGAAGAATATGCTAAATTAGTAGTCTACAATGTTGAGCATGGTGGTGGTATTGATGTACCTATAACAGATACCATTGAGATTACTGGATTCTCCTTTGTGGGTAATCCTGGTAATGCAAAGAGTGGAGGCTATGAGCCTTCATTACTAGTAAGAAATGAGGAAGAATACTTGAACAGAAAAGAAGTTCTAGATAAGGTTCTTGCACATCTTTCTACACAAGCTGAGGAAGTTGTAGAAGCTCCTGAAGCTGAAGTTGTTGAGCCTACTACAGAAGAAGTAGTGGAAGAAGTAGCTGTAGAAACTGAAGAAGTAGTTGAACCTACTGAAGAAGTTACAGAAGAGGAAGTAGTAGAAGAAGATGCTTTGACTAAAGCTATTGAAGCTATTGAAGCCCTCACTGCTGAAAAAGAGCAACTTTTGGAAGAAAATGCAGAACTGAAAAATAAACTTTCAGCTAAAGAAGCTGAAGAGCAAAAAATTGATGAAAAGTTCCAAAAACTAAGCGCTTTGCTTGAGAAGGCTAATCCTTCTGTGGAACAAACACAAGTAAAACAAGAAGAAGTTAAAGCGAACCGTTTCGGTAGAGTTCGTTTTGGAGGATAATATAGTGGCTGAAACTAATTTTGATATTCTTTTGGGTGAAGCTATTGATAACTTGTATGAGCGTACTAAAGCTCAACTTGCTAACAAAGCAAACCTTACTAATGAAGATGGTAAAATTCCATTTGGTATCTCTCGTGACTGGTCTAAAGCAGTACCTTCACTCCGTGAAGTTGGTATGGGAGATGAACTTGTAAATGACATCCTTAAACGTTTTGAGCAATCAAGCTTTGGTGCTTTGAGACAAGCTAAAAATGGTGACTGGATTATGGAAGGTATCACATGGGGAACTAAAGCTCCTGACTTTGCCAACGATACTTCAGATGCCTGCTGTTTCACTGAGAAATTCACTATGCAAGCTACAGGTGATGCTACACCAGTACGTTACCTATGTTTCAAGGACTGTGAAACTCGTCTTGACCGTTTGATGAAAGATAAAATGCACTTTAAACAAGGTGACCTTATCAACATCTTCCAACGTTTGGGTATGTCTTATGAAGAAGCTGAGCAATTCATGGCATGGTACACATTCGCCTTTATCGTTCAACGTCATATCGTTCAAGGTATGTTGAACTTCCAAGGTCAAGGGCTTCGTCCTTTCGCAGGTGTGGCTGAAATGATGTCTCACCCAGGTGTAACTCCTATTGATGCTTCAGGTTCAGTTATTGGTGCTTTCCGTCAAGTAGCTTGCTATCTTGATGTATTGGATAACCAATCAGCACGTTACAAGATTTATGTTCACCCATTGACTCTTCGTGGAATCAAGGCTGAAATCGTACCAGGTAAAGATGGTAAACTTCCTCAAGGTTGGGCTGTAAACGGTGAAACAATCACATTCAAAGGTATTCCTTTCGGTGTGTCTTACCACTTGCCATTTGACCTTGAAGAAACAATGACTGGTGAGGCTTATGTAATTGACCTTGCTAGAGTAGAAGCATTGACACAATATGACTTGTTCATTCCTCAATCAGCTATCTACACTCAACGTACAGAAGACACATCTAAACCAGGATGTGAAGTAATCTGTGACAAGTATGAAAACTTCGGTTTGGTACACACTAACTCACACATTTCACACTTGCTTGTGGCAAACATTCCACTTGAGCAATCATGTCCTGCTGTAGTATTTGAACGTATTCAAGGTCTTCTTACAGGTCTTAACCCATTCCCTATGGCAACAATTCCTGCTAAATAAGGAGAAACAATATGCAACCTGAATTGGAGTTGATTAGAATAACTGAGAAACTTCAAGAGCGTTGTGGATGTTTTGACTGTGATGATGGAGCAACTATGCAAAAGTACATGGAGAGCTTTCTCCATGTACTTGCTAGGTTGTTTTGTTGGACTGACGGTGAGTGTGACACTATCCTAAGAGCACAAAGACATGAAGTGATTCCAATTACACAATTTGAGATGTGTGGTTGTGATGCTATGGTTGAGATTAAACCTTATTACTACAAAGGCTTTGACCCTACTACTTTAAAAGTGTATTTACACAAAAGAAAAGGTCTAGAGCGTGAAGAGTATGAGCTTGATACAACTAAGTGGAATTGGTCTTTTGTGGATGGTACAATTCTAATCAACGTTACAGATGAGCTTAGCCCATGTTGTAAATGTTGTGACCCTTGCTCTTGTGAGGCAGAGTATAAGGTGATTCTTGACTATGAATCAGGATATACTTCAAAGACACTACCTGATTGTGTCTATGATGCTATGTGCCACTTCTTAAGCATCTTTATTGCAAGTCAGAATGACTGTGGTACTCTAGATGAATGTGCTAATATGGATAGACTAGCAGTAGGAGCAGTTCTTAAACAAAAATCTGTCGATTATATTGTTAGAGAATGGACTATTGACTCAGGAAGCATTGATAGGTTTTACGTGAAACTTATCAACACATGGTCTATTAAGACACTCAGTTCATTATCATTGTGTAAGAAAAGTTACACAGACAATATGTATTTAGCTATTGGGAGGAGAAAATGCTAGTAAAATTCAAAGGAGAGCGTAAACGTGAATCACGTTCTTACGGTTGCTCTAAGTGTGGCACTGGTCGCTCTATCAATGGTGTTGAAACTTATTCTACTGTGTACCGTACATACTATGAAGGTAGACTATACGTTTTCATGAAAGACAAAGTTTACCCTGTAGATGAAATTCTTGGAGGTTATCTAATTAACCTTAAGTACACAGATAATGAGGGTAATATCCAAAACACTTTTGAAGAAGTTCCTGATAACACTACATCTACTTATGTTCCAAATAACAAGGATAAAGAGTTTGAGCTTGAGACTAAAGAGGAAACTCCTAAAGTTGAAGAAACTCCTAAACCTACAGAACCAAAGGTTGAGGAAGCTCCTAAGCCTGTAGAACCTAGAGTAGAAGAGCCTACAGTAAATAACGCTGTCATAAATGAAGGTGTGCCTAACGAAGAGCTGTAAAGGTAGGTGATATAATGAGCTTACCTTGGAATAACAGAGAAATTCTTGTACTTAGGCAAGGAACTGCTGTACCGACTTATGATGAAAACAGCAGACAAATAATGAAATGTTTGTGGGAAGAAGTAGAACACCTTAAATGTGTAGACCACATGCCTACATCAAGAGGTTCTGAAAGTGATGCTACAACTACTCATGGTCTTGAAGGTTCAAGACAGTTAGAGACTTTCTACTTCTCACTACACAATCAATCTCACGCTTGTGATTTTGATATTAAGCATGGTTACTACATCATGCAAAGAATATCTACAAGATGTAATAGGTTTGCTTGTCCTGAAGATGCAGGATACCTATTTTGGAAAGTTGTAGCTTGTAGAACTTATGAAATTTTGCCAGGTTGTTGGGATATTAAGATGACTGGTGAAAGGCTCATTCCTCGTGAGTCTGAACAGCTTATCCTTGAGTGTGCTCCTTATGTTAAGCAATTACAGGGGGTGATTACTCGTGACCACGACTGACATTCATAACTGGAAGGGTATTGAGTTCTCAAAAGAATTTGTTGACTTTACTGTTACAGGTATGCTAGAGGCTAAAGCCACAGGTTCAGTTCAAACTGGACGGATGGTTAGGTCTATCAAGATGAAGAAAATAGCAGATGGGTTCTCTGTGTATAGTGATAGGTCAGATTTTCCTCCTACTAGTAAGGGGAAAGAACATTACTACACACATGTTTACCACCAAAGAGGTTATCCTCCTAGATATTCTGCTTTTCCATTTATCTTTATAGCATTTGATACTGTAGGGGAAAGAGACCAACTTGTAAACTCTACAAGTGGATTCTTTGGGATTTATAAGGCTCTAAGACCTTCAGGAAGAAGAGGAGCTGGAACTGCTAGATATAACTCTAGTGATACAGCTAGTGCTAGGGAATACTTAGTTTCACAAGGGAGAAAGAATCAAGTTAAGATACCAAGGAGAGTAGCTAGATGATTAGTGCTGTATATATAAACATTAAGAAGTGGCTACAGATGTATGGTTCAGGAGTCTTAGACTACTTTATTCAACCTGATAACCCTGATGAGCTAGACCCTAGAAAAAGGTATAACAACTTTGATGAACAGTTCAATAAGCATGTAGGAACATCAGAACACTTCCAATTAAACCAGGGAGTAGAGTTTCCTTTCCTTGCTATTGATATTGCTTGTGACAACAGCTCAAAATGCTTTTCTAAGCTTTATGTAAACTTTTCTGTGTATTATTCACCTGTAACTCCTCCTACTGGAAGAGTATGTATTGAGAATACACCTGAAGGTAAGTTAGAGTATAGAGAAGAAGTGCATTGTCAAATCAAGAATATGCTTGTGCATCAAGTACAAACACCTAGAGGCATCCAAAGAAAAACATTCGCTCAAGATGTAGCCTCATTAGACGGATGGTACTTACCTATTAGAGTTAAAGTAACCGATATAGGTTGTCCTGAAGACTTCTCTAATGAGCTTGTAGATGAAGTTGAGATGTTCTCATTCCCTGCTACACTATCAATATTCACTTGTATGTAAAGGAGTCATTATGGCTGTAGAACAACCATTAAACCTCAATGCGTTTTTCATGTCTCGTAATGAGATTGCTAATCGTCATGGAGGAAAGCTAGAGCTTCAAGCTGTATCTCGTGTTCGTGAACACATGGTAGAGGAAGGCTCAAAGAAAAAATCAGTTAACACCCCATCAGAAGATGGAAATAAACAAAATGCAAACCAAGGCAAAAAGGAGAAATAAATGTCTAATTGTTTTGTAGATATGTCACATCCTATGTATGGTTACAACACACAAGATAAAGATTCTAAAATCATTGTGTCAATCACAGAAGAAATCAGACCTTGTGTACGTTGGAAAGCAAGTAAACAGATTGCTATTCCTTCAGGAAGCCTAGTACAATATGTACGTAAAGATGTTCCTGAAGACCAACTTAACTGTAACCCTATCAAATGTTTGAACACAGGTACACTTTATGTAAATCCTGCTGAGAAGAAAGCTTCTACTAAGTACCAAGTACGTGCTGATGCTGATGACTTCGCTCTAGGATTTAACATGCTTTACCTTAAATTACCTAAAGCAGGTAAATATGAGTTTAAAGCTATTGTGTCAGACTTCAAAGATGTAGCACAAGAAAATTCTTATGTATACACTTATGAGTTTAATACTTCTGCTCCAGGTTTTGTACTTCGTACTGTAGACCTTGCAGATTCTAAAGTTATGACTCAAACAGGTACAGGTTGGAAACCTTCTGACCATGGTATTGTGGTTACTTATGAAGTAACTTACAAGGGAGAAGATGAGCTTACAGGTCACATTGGATTCTCTTCTATCTCTGTTGTGAATGACCGTTCAGAGCTTCGTAAGTTCTCTAACGTGTTGTTGTCATGTTTAACATCATTTACTCATAATGTATCTGTGCCTGCTACTGATGCTCGTTGCTTCGGTAGACAGTATGACAAAGCTCAAGTAGAAATTACTAAAGAGATTACAGCTACTACTACATCATGTAACGACTACTGGTTGAATCCACTTCAATCTATGTCTAAGAAAATGACTAGTGGTATCCCTGTTACAGATAGCTTCATGATTGAAGAAGTTACTATCTCAGGTAAACGTTATGGTTCACTTTTGATTCCTGACCTTTACTATGAAGACTGTAACACAATCACAATCTCATCAGACAAATGTGCTTGCACTTACTTGTCAAACATTCCATTGTCTACAGGTGTAGAACTTGAAGATGATGAGTTCATTGCTTTGACACAAGAGCATCACGGTTACGAAAGAGGAACAGTTCTTGTAAATCCAATGTATATTGGTGAAAAACTTCTTGTAACCTACAATGGTGAGCGTGATGTTGAGTTGATTGTTGCTAATGACAAGAGACTTAACAATACACACTTCCGAGTTACTCAAATGGTTGAGAACACTCGTGGTCTTAAAGAATACTATGTATTCAACAATGTATTGATTACTGAAAATTCTCGTGAGTTCTCTACTGAGGGAGAAATTACACTATCACTTTCATTCACTGTATCTCGTGATGAAAATGGTAACTTCTATGAAATCCGTAGAAACGTTGAGGATGTAGCGTAACCGTAGGAGAAAAGTATGGCAGTCAGAACCATTAAGGTTGATATTACAGGTTTAAAGGAAATTGAAAAAGCCCAGAAGTCTGTGTCAGCTCTTAGGGATTCTGTGTTAGACTTTGAGAAGAAACTAGGAAAGATGGGTGGCAAGAATACTTCGCCACTCTCTTTTAATGTTAAGCTCATGTTTAATACGGATAAAGCCCTTAAAGATTATCTAGCTCTTAAGAAGCAGATTGAGGGAATCCCTATTAAAATAAACACTACAAAAGGAACATCTCAAAGTGGCACTGTGCAAGAGTCTACCACTAGTGGAAGAAGAGAGAGAACATTCTCTGCTGATTATATCAAGGTAAAAGACCAAGACTATCAATCATGGAGAAATCTTCACAAGGCTATTCAAGATGTATCTAGTTCTACCTTTAGTTTATCATCTCAGATGCTAAAATTAGGGGCTATTAACCCTGCTAAAGGTCTTTTAAGTGTGTTCAATAAAGTAAATAGCACTATACTAGGCATCCAAGGAAACCTTATGGGTCTAGTTGGTAATAAGATTACAGGTGCTATTGGTACTGCTGTGCAATCTACTCTAGGTGCTGTGAGAAGTGGTATTGGTCAGCTTAAGGATGAAGCCAATAACCTAGGTGATGCTATGCAGGTTTACCGTATCAACATGCAAGCTCTTGGTTTTGATGAGAAATCAGTCAATAAATCAATCAAGCGTTTGGGTGATTATGGTAAATCAACTGTGTTTGATGCAACTGACTTGCTTGAACAGGCTTCTACATATACTGCCTATGGAAGAAAAGATGCAGAGCAGATTGTAAAAGGTTATGCAGGACTTTTAGCACAGACTAAAAACCCTATTGAGGGTATGAAAACTGTAACAGAGCAAACCTCTCAAATGCTTGCCGCAGGTGTGCTTAACCAACAAGACTACAAGTTTATCCGACAAAGACTATCTGCCCTAGGAGCTTCTAGACTTAATGCTGAGTTACAAAAACTTGCTGAGTCTAAAGGTGCTGATTCAATCATTTCTGCTACAAAGAAAAGACTTATTTCAGCAGATGAATACCTTGATGTAGTCAATAAGTTAGGTAATGAAGATACCTTCCAAAACCTTGTAAACTCAATCATTACACCTAGACAAGCTATTGCCAACTTAAAAGAAGCATTATCAAACTTACTTGTGTTTGATGATATTGATGAAGAGGGTAATGCTAAACCAGGAGCACTTAACCAAGTATATGTAGCAACTCGTGACTTTATCAAAGGTATTACAGAAATTGTAGGTACTGATAAGTTTAAAGAGTATGTAACTAGACTAGGTAATGCTATTGGAGGAACAATCCAACAAGTAAATCAATTTGGTTCTGCTTGGAAGTTGACCTTTAGTAAACAATTCACAGATGGTATTGAACACTTTGCTAAAGCCTTCAATGAAGGTGTGAAAGGTTTAGATGTAGGAGCACAATTCTTTAATGTAACTAAGTCATTCTTAGGAGTGCTTAACAATACAGGGAGACAGTTCGGTACTTTTGTAAGAGACATTGTGAAGAGTGGAGCAGAGCTTGTGGAAAGCCTTGCTAAACTAGCATCACAAGCTATTACTGGTGGAGCTTTAAGAGTCCTCTCAGGTATAGTTGATATTTACAACAATATTGCTAAACTAGCTGTGAACTCAGAAGCTATTCGTATTGTATCATCATTATTCTTACAAGTTACAGATACCATAAATACTGTAGTTAAGTCTATTAACCCATCCAATGTAACTGCAATACTTACAGCTCTGAAAAGCTTTGTAGGAAGTGTTACATCTACTGTGGCTAAGATTGCAACTAAGACTAATATCTTTAATGAATTGACAAACGTTGTTAAAGGTGTCTTAGAGGCTCTCTCAGACATTGTTTTACAAGTTGGTTCATTTAGACCATCTCAAGTAAATGGAGTGCTAGAGAGCTTGAGAAAAGCTATTTTGGGCATTGTAAATAGTCTTAAGCCTTTAATCGTTGAATTAGGTAGAGGAGCACTCAATGTCCTAAGCTCAGCAAGTGGTCAAAACTTCTTTAGTGCTTTACAAGAGTTTGTTAAGTCTGTGGTAGGTATGATTAGGTCTGTCCTAATCTCTATTGGAGGTTCTGTTGAAGGTGGACTTAAATCTATCCTTAACTTCTTCACACTAGCAATCAATACAGCTTCTGCTGTAGCTAAACTACTTGGTGGAGTAGGTAAGTATATTCTCTTAGGAGCAATTACTACTAAGTTCCTTACATGGGCTACAGGTATTATCACTACCCTATCTACTGTGGCAACTGCTATGAATACAGCTAGTGGGGGAAGATTAAATCCTCTAGGTCTTGCAGGTAAGTTTGGTTCTGATGCAGTAATGTATCCTGGTTCACCAGTAAGTCAAGCTAACATAGCAAGTGCCAATAAGGTAGGTCTTAAGGCTAAAGGTAAGTCAGTATATAACTCTCTAACTAGTGCATGGTCTAGAGGTTATAACTACAAAGCACCTGACAATAACCTTTATGGTAGAGACTTAGGAATGACTACCTTCCTAGGAAAAGGTAACAAGGGTAGAACACTAAACCCTAAAGCAGTAGGAAATTGGTTAGCTGATTATCAGACAAGTGTAATCAACAATGCTGACCCTGTATACAAAGCTAAGGCTAAATTACAGCCTGCTGTAAATGGTATGAAAGAGGTTACTAAAGAGCTTAAAGGCTTCAAAGGTAAATTCAAACTTTCCCCTGGAGCAAAAACTATAGGTCTATTAGGTGGTCAAATAGCTGTGGATTCTATAAATGGAGCAGTACAAAACTCTAATGCTAGTCAAGGTTGGAAAGATGCAGGTAATGTTCTTTCAAGTACAGCCTCATGGGCTTCCACTGGCGCTTTCATAGGAAGTGTTGTTCCTGGAGTAGGTACTGGAATAGGTGCAGGAATAGGTGCTTTAATTGGTTTAGGAGCAGGTCTTTGGGGAATAAACAATGACAAGCAAGAAAGAGCTAAACTAAAAGAGGAAGCTGATAAGCAAGCTAAAGAAGAAGCTAAAGAGCTTTACCTACAAAGAGCAGAACACCTTAGACAAATTGCTCAAGAGAATAAGGATATTAGAAACCAATACTTCAAGTCTATCACAAAAGATAGTAACTTAGTTGAGCAAATTGCAGGGGCTAATTCCCTTATTGAAGCTGTGAAGAATAATAGTGGAGGTACTATCACAACAGCCCTGAAAGAGCTTGGAGTAGAGACTTCTAAGATTCCTCAGAATATCAATGATACCTTTGTTAAGGTAGGTGACCAAATTAGGTCATGGAAAGACCTTAAGGAAGAGACAGGACTTAATGATGAACAGCTCCTAAACTCACTCAAACTAGCTAAATCAGCTATTGGAGAGAAATACCTAGAGCTTGTTGATGAGACTGGTCAGACTGTTATTCAGAAGATGGAAACACTTAACCCAGGAGAACAGCATAGACAATCATCTAACACAGATACCTTTAAAGGTAAGCTTGGTGAGATTGGTGCTAAACTTCAAGAGGGTAAAGAGCTTATCTTCAAAGACATCTCTTCTATCACAGATGAACTTAAGGCTGTTATTGAAAGTAGCAGTTATGGTACTAGTGAAGAGAAAGCTAATGCCCTTAAGGAAATTCTTGAAAAAGCAGGATTTGACACTACTAATTTTGTTAAGATGTCTATTAGTGATAGAATTGACAAAGTTAAAGCACTTGTGAGTGAAGGAGAACTATTAGGAGGTACTGCTGATACACAATTTGCTAAAGTCAAAGAAGAAATTCAGACTAAGATTGCTGACTATGGAGATACTCTTGGTAATGTCCTTGGAAGAATTGGTAACACTCAATTAGATGAGTTTAACAATGCTCTTAAGGAAGCTGAAACAATCAAGAGTGAAGGTGGAGAGAAGGCTAATATTGCTAAGATTTTAGCATTTAAGGCATCTGTGGAAGAGATGATTAAGAAAGGTTATCTCAAAGCAGAAGAAGCTTCTGACATGTTCAAACTAGCAGGCATTGAGAATGTTGATGTTCAAGTAGCTAAAGATGGTTCTATAGAGTTCAAGAAATCTATAGATACACTAATCAAGACAGGTACTAAGAAAATCAATGATGGTATGACTGGTGTGAAAGAGGTAGATATTACTGAAATCAAAACAGAAGACCTATTCACAACTGCTCAAGCTCTTGCTGTTGTAGTAAGACAGCATATTGAATCAGCTATCTCTAAACTCAATGAGGCTATAAGTAAGGCTAAATCAGCAAATAATTGGGATGAAGTAGCTGACCTTGCAAATGAAAGAAACCTTTCTGAAAGCAAGATAAACAGTTCAATTAGGTTTGCAGGAGGTATAATCCCTGAATACCACTCTGAAGGTCTTCCTGTAGGAATTAACTGGAAGAGAAGAGGCACTGATACTGTTCCTACAATGCTTACTCCTGGTGAGTATGTTTTACGTAAAAAGGCTGTTGATAGCTTAGGTACTAACTTCCTAAATAACCTTAACAAGTTTGGTGTAAATGCCTTGCAAAGTGTTGGTAAATCTACTATAATTAACAATATATATAACACAAATAATGCCAAAATAAGCCAAAATATTGACAACAAATCTCAATATCTAAATGGTATGTTTGGTGTGGATAAATTGATGAGGTATGTTTAATGACTAGATGTGATGAAAACTTCACAAAGCCTAAACGATACATCCAATTTAATGACCTAGTGTTCCTTGGTAGAAAATCTATTGATGAACAGTCAGAGAGCATTAGTTTGCGTGAGAATAAAACCTCACGCACTTTTGCTAATGGGTCTTATGTTGGTAATGTGTCTAATAAATCACTGATTGATAGCAACACTATCTCACTTAAAATTGCCTTAAGAACTAATACATGGTCTGAGGAGCATATTCAATCTCACTATGACTTTATCATGGAACAACTACTCACTCCTGGTAAGCTATGGGCTATTAACACAGGACTACAGCTTGTGTGGTGTAATGCTTATGTAACTAGCATCCAACCAAGTAAAGAGTGGGTTGTTACAGATGAAGATTACCTTGTGTTTAGGGTTGAGTTTGATAACCCTGATGGTGTATGGTATAAGGCTGATGAGGCAAAGACTTACCTAGAGCCTTTTGAAAACTGTGACTTCCTAGACATGAAGGCTAGTTGTGTAGCTAAGTCAAGACATTGCTGTAATAGTCTACCTAACTGTAATAACATCTGTGAATGTTGTGAGAGTGATTGCCCTGACTTGGATGGTATGGTTGACTTCTGCTCTGCTCAGACTAACCTTAAGTTTATCAATGACTTCTTCAATGAGTGTAACTCTAGTTGGAGAGTTGTGTATAACTGTTCTAAGGGTAAATCATGTAGAAGCCTTAAGGACTTCTACAAACACACTGTCTGTGATAACTGTGTAAATGAGGTTATGAATGGCAATTTTATCTCAGATACAGTAATTGATAGCCACAGATGGAGCTTTGCCCTAGATGGTGAGTTCAAAGACCCTGTTGTAAGGATTAACAATATTGACTTCAAGATTAAAGGGGAATATAAAGGAGTCCTTACAGCTAATTACAAAGGTGAAATTAGATATGCTAAATCTTGGGAATGTCTTGAGTTTAGCTACGAGGAAGTTTCACTATCAGTGCTAACTATTTGTGCAGAAATGCCTTACATTAAGAAAGGTCTTAATGATGTATCAGTTAGTGGAATAACTAGTGAAAATGCTTGCTTATTTATTGATTATGAAAGTGTGACTGTGTGATAGGATATATTGAGAACTCCGTAAGTTCAGGACTAGGCTCTGCTATTATAGCTAGAGAAGACTTCTTAGGTGATATTGGTATAGAGTTTTCCCTTATGGAAGTTCCCTCTATCCAATTAACTCTACCAATCAGATACTCTAAGATGATGAATGGTAATACCCATATTGTCATTAAGACTGATGATTGGACTTATAGAGGATATGCAGGAAAGAAAGTAAACAACTTTAAAGATATGACTGTGACAGTAGATACCTCTCATGTGATAGGTAGACTAGGTAAGAGAACACTTCCTACCAATGTCACAGTAAAAGCTCGTTCAGTGGTATCTGCTGTAACACAAGCTCTAGGGTATTGGCAAGGTGAAGACCACAAGGATGACCTTCTCAATGACTTTAAGGTAGAATACCTTGATGACTATGCTGAGAAGAACTTGATTGAGTATGAGTTCTCTAATGAGTCATTCTTAGAGTTCCTTACTAAGATTTGTGAAAAGACAACAGCACTTTATTGGAGGGTTAGTAAGTATGACCCTTACCTAATTCAGTTTGGTATCTTTGGTACAAAGAAGGACATACTAATCAATGAATATAACTACCTTATCTCCTTAGATGATGTAGAGGAAAACTATGAAGACACAGTGAATATTGCTGTGGCTATGTCAGATAAGTCTGATAGTGGAGCTAGTTCACTTACCCTTAGAGACATCTTCCATAACCCTAGATTCATGCTAAAAGGTTTCCCTGTTATTAAGACAGGTAACAAGGTAAACTCTCAGCGTTACTATGATTATCCTCAATTACCTGTGTTTGCTCCTGAGATTATAGGAGATGAGTTCGCTGTACTTGATGAAGAAGGTATAGCACTTGAAGCAGGAGAACTCTATTGGGGTACTGTGACAGACAATGATACACAGTCAATAGCAGAAGATAATAGGGAAATCACTGATTCTGATAGACTTAAAGCAACAGAGCAACTTTACCGAACAGCTATCAGAAGACTTATCAATTCACGTAGAAAAGTAACTTATGACATTACTATTGAGCCTCTTAAGCCTAGAGCTATAGATGTAGGTGATAGGGTAATGTTCACACTAAATGCAGGTGTTTGGGAACTTACAGCTTGTACAAAGTATTATGAGAAAATATTAAAGGAAAGTGATTGGTTCTTTGTGACACACATTTCTGATATGTATTCTGTAGGAGATGCTCATGTACAAAAGCTAAAACTCTCTAAATACCTATACAGTGATAGAGATATTACAGTAAACCAATAGGAGGTCTTATGTCAAGCAACTACATAAAACTAGTAAACTCTGTAGCTAGAACTAAGGCTAGAGTAATTCAACAGTCTAAACAGCGTAGAGGAGGTGTAACTGACCTCTATGCCCTTGACTATGTATCAACCTTTTCAACAGCTAAATCTTGTGCTCCTTATGAAGATGATGATGTAAGTGAAGCTGAATCAAAAGATGTTCAAGGAAGAATTAAGCAGTTTGTAAAGGCTATCAAGAAGGAAATCCCTGATGCTAAGGTTGAAGGTGTATCTGCTATTATTGGTTACTTTGGTATTGAGAGTAATGTAACAGCTAAACGTTATGAGACTGACTACCTAACTAACTATGTGTTTGACAAGATGAAGGATGAGCCTACAGCAGAAAATCTTGTGGGTAGTTGGGATGCTTTTCAAGCAATGTACCCTAATCAAGAGCTTTATGAACCAGGTTATAATGTTGAAGGTAAACACTGGATTGGTGTAGGATTAGGTCAATGGACTGGTGTGAGATGTAAAGCCTTAGTAGACTTTGCACACAAAGATGGAAGAAGAAATATCTTTACCTTTGGTACACAGTTCAAGTTTATGCTATCTGAAGAAGGTCTAAGTAATGTTGTCAAGGAAGTTGCTTCTAGTAGTAATGACATTTCAGACTTAACAGCTCGATTCCTAAGTGATTGGGGAGGAGTTCCAGGTAATAAATTAGCAGAGCGTATTGACTTTGCTAATAAACACAAAGACTTTATCAAGTCTGTCTTAGATGGTTCTGATACCTCTAAAGAAGAGGATAAGAAAGACCCTGAAAAGGTTGTACCTATCAACAAAGAGAACAAATCAGCCTCTTTCCGTGTGTTAGTACCTTCAGACCTTGATAGATTCCAAAGATGGTTCTTGAAGTTCATTGTGGAGCAGAACAAGAGTGAGTGTAAGGGGGAAAAGGTAAATCCTCTAACAGATGTGCACTTAGTTGTATCTGCTAAGAATGAACGTACTGGTGATACAGCAGAAATTGAGCTTACTGAAATTTTCAGAAGACAATGGGGATGTAATTGGATTGGTGATGATTCTAGTGGAGAAGGAATTTTCCCTAATAACAAGCCATTAGAAGGTTATGACCTTATGTATTCTGCTTGGTATCTTAACAATGCACAAAGAGAGGCACTGTTTAGCGCAGGAGAGAAAATATTTACTGTGTATGCTTTAGGAGAAGCTAAGATTACCCTTAGAAACTTCCTTAAGTATAGTCATATAAACTAGGAGGAACTATGAGCCTATATGGTACACATAAAAATGTGGTATTCAGAAAGAACCATAGAGAGGTAAAGCAGTTTAAGCTAGAGCAACATCTACTTAAACACCCTACTGACTATCAGTCTGTGATTGCTAATGAAAAGCTAAAGAGTGAAATATTCTACCTTGAATATAGACTCAAAGAACTTGCTAAGGAGATGGAACTAGATGGTGAAGCGTATTAGAAAAGACCTTGTTCAGCGTATGGAGAACAGAATCATGGCTGAGCATATTGTAGAGGAATTTGTTAGACAACTCATTCATACTAATGATAGAGGAGGAGCTAAAGAATTTCTTGACACAGAGGACTTCTATCTCAGACTAGAGGAAAAAGAGGTTTATTGCTTTAGAAAATCCAATGTTATAAGGCTAGATGGTGAAGAGTTTTACTATGATTTTACCTATCTAACTAATTTGTGTTTGGGTTTACTAGAGGATAAATTTTAGGTATAATTATTATGACAAATGCTTATAAAATAGCTCAACAGTATGTTGGTCAGTGTATTGATTTTGATGGATACTGGGGCTATCAGTGTGTAGACTTAGTTGAGATGGTTGCAAGCCACTTTGGGTTCTTCATGGCAGGTGAGGGAGCTAAAGATTTAGGTGTTGCTAGTGATATTTCATCTTATGCAGATGTTATTCCTTACTCAAGTGGTATGGAACTTAAAGTAGGTGACATTATAACCTCTTTAGAGACTAGTGGGTATGGAGCTATCTATGGTCACGTAGTTGTATATGGTGGTGGAGACATCTCAAATGCACTACTAATTGAGCAAAACTTCCGTGAGCAGTGTACTGTTGAACATAGGAGAGTATTAACTGGCTATGGTAATACACTGATAAATGTTATCCGTATCAAAAGTCAAGATAACTACACACCTACTGATTCTGATGGAGCACTAATTGGTAATGCAAAGGAATCAGAAAAATTTGTTACTAGAGACTTCTTTGAAATCACTTGTGATAAGGTAGAGGGAATAAAATCCCCTGGTGATACCACAGTGGTAGAGACATTCTATAAGTGTAATAAGGTGTCAGGTAAGATAAACGGTGAATGGTTAATATATGACAAGTATGATAACTCTGTAGCCTATATTCCTGTGTCTTGTGTGAAGAAGCTTGATGACTATTCTACCACTAAGAAGGAAGAAAAGAAGAAGTATGATAAACCTAACGGATATGATTGGTTTACAGATAAGACTAGTGATGGTCTAGACCAATCAGGAACACAAAAGATTTACTCATTAGCTCAGTTTATCTCTCTAGGAAGAATAAAGGAAGCTAACTATGAGTGGACTTACTCATCAGGAGACTCATTCCCTAGCAATGTAAATGTGTTAGGAAAAGGTTATAATGCCTATGGGTTCTTGTCTGATGGAGATGGTAATTTAATTATGTCAGCACCAAGTTCCTTTGGTGATGTCATTGGTAAGGTCTACAATACCCCCTTTGGGTTTAAAGGTAAAGTGTACACAACAAATGAGAAGACATCCTTTGATGTCTATGTGAGGTAAAAATGGTATATACATTAGACAAAGCAGACCAAAGATGTGATGTTACTTATGTCGATTGGTCTAAAAAGTATTCACCAATCCCTAAAGCAACTTGTGAGATGATTCAACCTAAGTGCTCTAGTGGTGGAGGTGGTTCTTATGATGATTCAGTAGAACTTAAGTGTGAAGACCTTAAGAAGCTTATTCATGGTGAGGATAAGCCTAAAGAAGAGGAAAAACCAAAGGAAGATAAACCTACTACAGATGAGGTTACTCCTAAAGAGAATGAACCTGCTCCTTCACCTAAAGTAGATGAAAACCCTACAGAACCTACTCCTGAACCCCCTGTAGTAGATACACCTAGAGAGGATACACCTACAGAAGGTAATGCTTCTGGCCATTTAGGTGATACACCTACTGGAGATACCCCAGAGGTAAATCTTCTAGAGCTAATGCCTAGAGTAGAGGATAAGTTCTCTAAGGTTTATTTCAATTGGAATGGTGTAACATCTGTGACAGACAATAGTCCTGATGAAAAAGTAGCTTTTGAAAATGAAATAATCACAACTCTTAAGAGCAAGTTACCTGATGGGGCAGTAGTAGAAGCTGTACTGAGTGAGCCTTTCTTCAAAGAAGGAAGTGAGTTTGTTGCAGATAAGACTAACTATACTCTCCATGTTAGAGTTACTCTTAAAGGGAAAGTCTATGAGCAAGAGTATAATGTACCTAATGAAGCTTTTTCAGTTCCTGTTGATAGCATCTAGGAGGATAAATGGAAAGACTAATACTTAAAATTGTAGAAAATCAAACAGTGATATCAGCTATTACACTAGTGATTACAACAGCTTGTGGTCTAGGTGTGGCTTACCTTAATGCAAAAAGAGACCAACTGATTGAGTTAAGCAAGGGAGCTAAACGCTCAAGCATACGTTCAGAATACCTTCAAATCTATAATTCACATGACTTTACTGTGGAGGAAAAATGGGAAATGACTAGACCTCTTATGGATGAATACTTTAGTAACCTTCAGGGTAACCACTATATTCATGGATTAGATGAGAAGCTAGAAAAACTATATGAAAAGGAGAAACAACGTGGTAAACGTAGAAACGCATAAGATTAGATGGAATACTCCACAAGTAGGGTATGAGCCCTATCGACAAGTTCATGCACACTCTACAGGGAATAAAAATTCTACTGTGGATAATGAAGCAGATTACCATTTAAGAAGACCTATTGAATCAGGGTTCTTCACACACGTTGTGGGTAATGGTAGAGTTCTACAGACAGCACAAACTAACCGAGGAAGTTATGATGTTGGTGGAGGTTGGAACGCAGAGGCTTATGCTTCTGTTGAGCTAATTGAAAGTCACCAAACTGAAGAAGAGTTCCTTGTGGACTACAAATTGTATGTTGAACTTTTACGTGAACTTGCTGTTGAAGGTGGTATCCCTGTAACATTGGATACTGATGATTTAGCAGGTATTAAAACCCACTACTACTGTACTTACCATCAACCAAATAATAATTCAGACCATGTTGACCCTTATCCTTACTTAGAAAGTTGGGGTATCTCTAAAGCTCAATTCAAGAGAGATATTGAGAATGGTATTGGAGCTACTGAGGGATGGAAAAAGAACTCTACTGGATGGTGGTATCAATATGCTGATGGTTCTTACCCTAAGAATAGATTTGCTAAGATTAAAGATGTATGGTACTACTTTGATGGAAGTGGTTACACATACTCTAACAAGTGGATTAAACATTCAGATGGATTCTGGTACTATCTAGCTGAAGATGGTGCTATGGTGAAAGATGGATGGAAGAAAATCAATAACAAGTGGTATTACTTCCTTAAAGAAGGGGCTATGAAAACTGGATGGCTTAAAGACAAGGAAAAATGGTACTACTTAGATGCTGAAAAAGGTGACATGAAGACAGATTACATGGTCAAAGGTGCTAATGGTTGGTACTACCTTGATAAAGATGGTGTAATGGTAATGGATAAGACATTCACGGTGTCTGCTGATGGGGTAATTGTTACTGAAGTAAAGGAGACTAAATGACAAAGGTAAAGATTGAGCTTGATTGCTTGAAAGACCTATTGAAACGTGAGCCTATTGTTAAGGTTGTAGAAGCACTTCCTGATAAGGAAACTGCTGACCTTAACTATATCTATGTCGTTCCTAAAGAAGGAGAAGGCAAAGATACTAAGGCTTATGTATTAAGACCTGACAGAAGTGGTTATGATGCTATTGACCTTACTCCTCAAGTTGTTAGTGTTCTTGGTGAAGGTTATATCACTGTGGAAAAGGAAACACTTAATGAAAATGGTGATGTAACTTTCACAGTCAAAACCAATGAGACTTTAAAAAGCTTACTAGACTCATTGGGTACTAAGAATGAAGAGCAGGATGGTAAGCTTACTAATCTTACTGATAGAGTTGTAGCTCTAGAAGGTAAGGAAGATAAGGACACTGTGTATGATGATACAGCCTTAGCTAACCGTGTGACTGCTCTAGAAGAGAAACCTGATAAAGATACTATCTATGACGATAGTGAGCTTAGAGGCAAGATTACAGCCTTAGAGGAAAGACCACAAGGGTCAAGCTATGATGATACAGAACTAAAAGGTAGAGTCAAAGCCCTTGAGGATAAACCTGAGCCTACTCCTTACAATGACAAGCCTCTTTCAGATAGAGTAACAGCCCTTGAAGGCAAGACTGACAACTTTGTGTCTAATGTTGGTGTATCTAGAGAAGGTAACACAGTAAAACTCACTTACACTATGGTCAATGGTGACAATAAGGAAGTAGAGTTTACTGATAATGATACTGTTTCTATGGCTTATGATGACAGTGCCCTTAGAGGAAGAGTTGAAGCCTTAGAAAACAAACAAGACAAAGATACTGTGTATGATGACTCAGAGCTTAAAGAAGAGGTACATGACCTAGGAAGCTCTGTGGCTAGTGCTTTAAGTGATATTGCTACAATTAAGGTTAATAATGAAGCTAGACTTTCTGCTCTTGAAACTAAAGAGGACAAAGACAAGCAAACACTTTCACTTGAAGGTAATACCCTAAGCATCTCAAATGGTAACTCTGTGGAGCTTCCTACACCTACTATTCCTACAGTTAAACCAACTGTGGTAACAAGTGATTCAGAAGGGGTTAAAGTAACTCACACTGAGACAGAAGATGCTAACACTTACAATGTAAACATCAATGGTGCTTTAGCTAACTACTATGATAAGTCTAAAACTTACACAAAGAATGAAGTTGATAACCTTATTGTTAAGCAAGAGGAAAAAGCAACTGATATTACTGTGTATAGAGGAACTTTCCCTAACAGAGATAAGGTTATTGAAGGAACTAGAGATGTAGACATCTCACCTAGAGTAACCCTTACCTATTCTAGTAGCACAGGTGTAGGTATTTTGAAAGCAGACTTTAAAATTCTTCAAGCTGTTAACCAAAATGACATAATTGCACAATTACCTGCTGATGCACCAACTCCTGCTGAACTTATTGAAGCTCAAGCATGGGTAGGTGATGTTGCTACATCCATTTGGATAGGAAAGAATGAAAGAGTAGTTAGAATTGTTGCTACAAACCAACCAAGCATCTTTAACAAACGTATCATCATCAACATTCCAGGTATCTTTAAGAAATAATGAGGTAACATAATGAAATTGAACAATGAAGTATATGATATCCTAAAATTCATTGTTACAACAGCACTCCCTGCATTTACAACATTTGCAGGGGTTGTTGGTGTTCAATTAGGATATGACATGACAACACCTGTTGTTATTTTAACTGCTTTAGATACTTTCCTAGGAGCACTTATTGGTCTTTCAAGTATCTCTTACAAAAAAGAAAATGAGTAACTACCATGGCAGATAACTGTTTGAGCAAAAACTGTGAATGTGAGAAAGTTGAGCCAAGACCAGAGAACTGTGCCAAGTTACTAGAATTAAATGACCTAAAGATTAGACCTGCCATGAGGAAAATTTCAACCTCTGACTGGTGTAATCTTCCAGAGGCAATTAGACAAGCTTTCTATGGGGTATGGTGTGTAATCAAGAACATTGTAGGTTTCTTGTGCTATATCATTAGAAAGCTTGAGTGCCTTGAGCAAAAAGTAGATGCCATGTGTGCTGTAGCTAAGTGCCAAAATGAGGCTCTTATGGCTGTAGTTGAAAAAGCTAAAAATGATATGCTTAAGAATGTTACATTTACAATGCGCTCAAAAGGCTCATCAGTAGAAATTCATGGTGCAACTACTTACACAGACATTAAAACTTCCAATGATGGCTCATTTGAGCTTAAATGGAATATGGTATGGAGTGGTACAGAACGTGGTACTGGTGTAGTAAAAGGTAAAATTGTACAAATCAATACACTAAATGAAGATAGCTCAATCAACTCACATATTGCAAAAATAGAGTTCACAGGTATTGAGTATAGTGGTGATGGTCAGGCTTATCCTGCTCAAGCAACATTCTCAATTAAGACCTCTAGTGGAACAACACACTTTACTAAATCTTATGATGTAGGTTCTAGTTGGTCTGACAGCATTTCTGATATGACTATTGGAAAAGACTTTGTGTTTAGACCAGGTGAAGCAACAGTCCTAGAATTGTTTAACACTGCTGATGAATGGGTAGATGCTAATACTTATGGTAGTGTTGAAGCAAGCTATGTAAATGAAAATGAACCTAAACCACAACCTAAACCATGTGAGATTAAGTGTGATAAGTGTTAGGAGGTAACATGTCAAGTTGTAATTGTAACTGCAAAGACAGAAAGTTTAATGGTAAATGGTGTGACAACAATGAAGAACAGAATGACATTAAACGAGCTGGTGATATTGTAAAAGACTCTGAGCAGTGTGACATTATTCCTAACACTGAAAAAGGTATAGCCCTTGTGTGGTGTAGACTTAGGGAAATTATTCTAACAATCTGTGATATATTTAAGAGACTGAAAAGACTTCAGGAAAAACTCAAATATATCTGTGAAGTTCATAAATGTATCAATAGCAAACTTGGTGAAATGATAGCTAAGCCTGCTGTAGCTAAGGAAAACATTGACATCATTAGACGGTATGGTAATAAAGCACCTAACTCTAATGATGCACAAGCTGTCTACAATGAGGCACTTTCTTACTATAATGCACAAGTAGCTAGGTATGAAAATGCTAAACGTAGAATTGCAGAAATGCGTAGTGATAGCTCTAAGTATGAAGTTGATGATATTATTATTACAGGAAGACCTAATACTGCAAGAGCAGGTTCATTTGATTACTACTCTAGACTAGCTATAGCAACTACAAAACCAGGTGTAGAATACCCTGTAGGTGGTATCTCATTTGGTAGTAATAGAGCTGTTGACTTTGTTGGAGGAGACCTTAGACCAGGAGCTTATACTATTCTAAGAAATGTAGGGGTTACAAGTAGTGGTAAGGCTATCCACATGAAAGTCACCTTTAAATCAATGGACTTAAGCTCTCATGCTACAACTAGTGGAGCTTATGGTGAAAAAGAATGGCTCACTGTGAGGTCAGAGAGTGGTGCTGTATCAATCTCAATAGGTAACTTCTATAGAGTAACAGGTACATTTGACTTCTTTGATGATTCAGTAGCACCTTTAAATCTACTTACAGTAAATGTCGTGAATGACATTGACTATAAACAAGGGTTCTTTGTGTACTACAATAACAGTAGAACAATTTACTATAATCCTGATGGTTCTGGAATTATCAGAAAAGGTAAATATGCAGTAGCAGAAGAGAGCTATAATGCTAAAAATGAGAGCAGTATTCCTAAAGGCTCTTTAGTCTTTGCAGGAGTAGGTTCTTCTATTGATTGGGATATTATAGCTAATCATCCTGGAGTTACCTATATTGATGAGGATAATAACAGGGATACAAGTTGGATTATGAGTTTCTTTGGTAACTACTTTAAAGGTGAGGTTGTTGACTTACATGAGCCACAAAAACCAGTTAAACCTGAACCTCCACAAGAACTATGTAGTCTAACAGACTGTAACTTTGATTGCTTAGGAGATAAATAATGTCAGATTGTGTAAACTGTCAGTGTGAAGATATAGTGGTTGGTAAGACAGGTTGCCAATCACTCTTAGCACAAAATGATGACAAAATTAAAATGCACGCACTTGTCCTTAGAGACAGTCAACTGTGTGATATTGTAGACCAAACAGCCAAGTTTGCCTACTCACAGTGGTGCTTTAACAAAAATGTGTCTAATCAGCTTTGTTGGTTAGCCAATAACAGTGGTGGAGGAAGTGCTCCTACCTATAAAGCAGGCAATATGATTACCATCTCTCAGGATGGTACAATTAGCTTTTCAGGTACTATTCCTGAACAAGTACAGCCTTATAATGATTCAGCCCTAAGAGCAGAGAATGAAAAGCTCAAAAGGGTTTTAACAAAAATTATAAATAACTTGCAAGCTAGTGGAGCTTGGCAAGGTGGACTAGATGGAGACTTTGTACCTAACCGTAATATTGCTACAGGTAACATTAACTTGTTCAGTAATACTACTGATGGAGGACACTTTATCCGTACAAATAATGGAAGTACAGAGAATGACTTAGCAGGAGGAATTGGATAATGAGTTGTTATTCTTGTGGAGGAAATCCAAACACATTTTGTAGAGATTGTACCTACCCTAAAGACACTTGGATTGCTCCTGTGGATAAACTACCTGATACTTTCATGGGTGATTTTGACCACTTATTCAGAACTCCTGATGGTAATCTATATGCACTAGCTCCTGAGAGAGATAGATGGATTCGTGTCAATGGAGAAGCAGGTAACGCTGTTTCTTACAATGACACAGAACTAAAGAAAAGGATTACAGCCTTAGAAGGTAGAACAGATAATTTTGTTTCAGGTATTGGTGTTTCTAGGGAAGGTAGTAAGGTTAAACTTACTTACACATTTATTGATGGTACTCACAAAGAGGTAGAATTTGAAGATAAAGACACTAAGTCTATTGCCTATGACGATTCTGCTCTTAAAGCTAGAGTATCGGCTCTAGAGAATAAGACTGATAAGGATACTGTTTATGATGATAGTTCCCTTAAGGCAAGGGTAAAAGCACTAGAAGACAAACCTGCTCCTACAATTCCAAAAGAACCTGTTCACAGATTTTACAATGGTGATATTCCAGGAGCAGGTAATCCTGCTGATATAAAGACTGTGAGCAAAAATAACTTCAGAAATCCTGATGGAATTAAAGCTGGGGATACACTAGAGGATTTTGCTACAGACTCTAATAGTGTTAGTAGAGGTATTTGGAAGGTATTAGAGGTTGATGGAGATAATGTAAAAGTACAAGGTATTGGTAATTATTTCACTAACCTACGTAAGAACTTAAATTACAATCCTGACACAAAACAATTATCCATTGATGGTGGTAATACAATCACTTTACCAAGTGATAAGCAAACTATTTCTAAGCAAGGGAATAAGCTTGTGTTATCAAACGGAGGAGGGGAAATTGATTTACCTACTCCAAAAGACTCTGTGCCTTATGATGATACAGCATTGAGAAATAGGGTTAAGACTTTGGAGGATAAACCTGCTCCTGCTAAACAAAAATTATCCCTTTCAGGAAATACACTATCTCTTACAGATGGTGGCTCTGTAACCCTACCTGATAATAGTCAACCTGTGCATAGGTTCTACAATGGAGATATTCCAGGTAGGGCTGATAAGAACATAGTAGTAACTGTACTGAAATCAAACTTTAGTAACCCTGATGGTATTAAAGTTGGTGATACAGTAGAAGACTACTATAGTAACAATGGAACTATCAATAGGGGTATATGGAAGGTCACAGAGATTAGTGATAATAATGTCAAGGTACAAGGTATTACTAACTACGATACTAACATTGAAAGAAAACTGTCATTTAATGCTAACACAAGTACTCTTTCTATTGAGAGGGGTAACTCAGTTACCCTTCCTAATAATAAACAAACACTATCTATCAGTGGAAACACTTTATCTATTTCAAATGGAAATTCTGTGAATATCCCTCAACCAAACCTTAGTGGATATGTTCCTATAGCTGAGTATAACAAACTAAAGGGTGCATTAGAGAAATTGCTTACTGACCTTAAAGGTTCAGGTGCTTGGAGACAAACTGGTTCTACTGTGTTTGAAGGCTCACTTGACCCTAACAGACACTTAGCTACAGGTAATATTAACTTGTTTGGTGGAGCTACAGATGGAAGCTCATTTATTAGAACTAATAATGGAAGCACAGAAAATGACCTTGCAGGAGGTATTGGTTAATGGCTAGTTGGAAGGATGGTAAGGGTCTCTATACTTGGGGTACTTATAGTAACCGAGGAGACCATACCAAAATTTATGTAGTTGGTGGGCCTGGAGGTGGTGACAGTAACTACTTTTATATCTCTAATGAAGACATGAGTGCTCTTAGAGCTAGAAACTTTGGTACTGGTGTTCACTTCTGGTGGGAAGGTAAAACACTAAAAGTAACAATCAACTTGCTTATCCTTACAGCAAGGGATGATTATAGAGTCCTCAGTGGTGAGAGAGTAAAATATGTTGGTGATAGTAGTGTTGACTATAACTTCTTTGCCAACCTTCAATACCAAACTAGGGATGGTCAATGGCACAAGCTGGGAGACCGCTTAGTAAACACTCACTATGGTGGAGAGCCTATCTACCCTAAAGAAGGATGGGATACACAGAAGTCAGGTTACTTGTGGAATACTTTCTCCTTCCCTGATATCAATATAGATGATGTTAAGCAATTCTCTCTTGGTATTCATGGTGACTATGATGAGGTAGGTAATTGGGTTTACTACCCTATTGAACAGATTAAACCTACACCTAAGAAAGTTAATCTTAGAGTAAAATATGTTGATGCTGAGACAGGTAGAGAGCTTGCTTCTCCTATTGTGTACAGCGTAGATGCAGGTACTAGTCATAGAGAAGAAGCTAAAGTCATCCAAGGTTACACTCCAAGACAGACATTCTTCCAACTTAATATCAATGAGGACACAGAATTTACTTTCCATTACTATAGGAATAGAGAGTATAGAGATGTTACTGTTGAGTATGTAGAGGAAGGAACTGGAAGAAAGCTAAAGACTGATACAGTTATGACTAGGCAAGAGGTAGGAACTAATGTAAGTGCTCCTGCTCAACCTATAGAAGGTTATCACCCTGATAGCACATTTAAGACTATCTTGGTAAATAGTGGAACTAATGTCATTAGGTTTATCTACTCTAGAAATATCACTTATATCAGACCATGGGCTATTAGAAAAGCAGGTGTGTGGAAATCATTCACCACTAATAGCACAAATATGATTAAGCGTGTAGGAGGTTCTTGGAGCAAGAAAGATACTTCAATGGACTCTTCTCTAGCAGGAAGAGATAAGTCACCTAGTGATACTAATGGTAACAAATCTGCAAGCTATATCCGTAAGAGTGGTAGCTGGAAGAGACAAGGAAAGATAGGTAGCTAATGGTAGCAACTGATAAGAAAGAAACAAAGCTTAATGAAGCATCCTTCACAAGCTATAAGGACAATGCAAAAGACCATTGTTGGTATGATAGCTGTGACTGTGATGATGTTATGGTAGCTGACTGTAATGCTCTTGTGGAGGAAAATAACAAAGGAGTAGGTAGATTCGCTTGTATGGCAGAATCACAAAAGTGCTATAATCCTAAGTTCTTTAGCTCATTCATTAAGAAGTTAGCCTGTCAGCTTAACCACTACATTGAAAACATCTGTGCCTTATGGGATATGGTACAATGTATGGGTGAATACCTAGCAACTATTGGAGATATGGGTACAGTTCAAGTAAACTATGCTAGAAACTCTGCTGTATCTTCTGCTACGTTCCTTTACCCTATCACGAAAGAGTATGATGTATCTCTTTACATGGACTCAACTACTGGAGTTGACTTTGAAAATGATGACAAGCGTAGAAAGCTCACAGATAGGAAGTATAGAGCCTATATCAGATGGTGTGCTGATGGTACTACACTAAAAGCCAGTGAAGATAACACAATGCAGTTTGTGGTATATCATAGTGGTGAAAACTACACAGATGATATGCTTAAACAGCGTTCAGTCCATTGGCAGATGACAGGTGTTACTGATGGAGCTATGGAGATGAGTGATACACTTATCATTCCTGAAGGTCAGTACATTAAAGTCAGAGTAGTTCCTGATAACAATGCAAGTGGTGTGTTTAGGGTTCACCAATTTAAGGTTGAATATGTTCCTGTGGTAGATGGTAAGGACTTACCTGACTGTCTCAAGTTCACAGAAATCCCTAAATCAGACTGTGATTGTAAAAAATAAAAAGAGCCTTAATTGGCTCTTTTCTTTTATACTTTTACTCCTAATGGTTTAAATTTAACATAGTGAGGTGATACATACATTATCCTACTAATCCAAGGATGGTGTTGTATAAGTACCTTTGACCCTGAGTGGAATAAATTAGGCATAGTACCCTCATCCCTAATGAAGAAGTCATGTATATTAGCACTAGTGCCTACGTAATAACCTGTAGTATAGAGTGAATCTACAAGTGTAGCTCTTCTGATATACTCTACATGACCTTCAACTAGGTATTTTTCTATATCTTCAGCAGAAATCATACTATAACACCTCCTACATTATGTTTCATGTGAAACATTCCATCAGATGAGGTATAGATAATACCATCTTTCTCATCTTGTTTATCCACAAACCAACATCTACCTTGTGCTCTTTCATCACTAAATATTCCACTGTGTAGTAAGTAAGGGTCTTCATCTGTAGGAAAGGTTTTATCAAGTAAAGGTTTATCAGCGATGAAAAGGTAACTAATTTCTCCTCCAGTATCTATAGAGACTAATATACCATTACACATTTCATCAAGTGGATTACCACTAATAGCACCATAACCTTCAATCTTTCTTATTTTACATTTTGACCATCCATTATATAGTTTATATGTACGTAGAACACCAATATCAATCATTACTTCTTACCTCTTATATATCTTCCATATAGAGCTTGATTACCTTTTAGACCTAAAGCCTTTTCAGTATAAGCAACAAAACCTGTTCCTACCATAGTAGGGTATAGGCTATTTTGTTCTGCTCTAATATTTTTACGCTTTCTACGAAGCTGTTTTTGCTTCTGTGGATTACGTGTAGATGCAATAGCTTGTCCTAGCTCTATATGCCTCTTCTCAAGCTGAATATAACGGTCAGAAGCCTTTTCAGGACTAATCTCCTTCACACCATTCTTCATAATACCAAAGCTCCTCTCCATTACGTTTTAGGATAATGTCAACATCACCCTCATTAGTTCTTGTGTAGTTTCTATCGTCACCAATCCATTCACGGACAAATTTGTTACGCAGAATATAGCTATCCACTTCTACTGTGTGGTAGCAATTACCTAGTTCGTCAATCCTTTTCAGAATCCACTTCTTTTTTATAGTAGTCATACATGCTCCTTGCAATTACTAATCCATTTATTCTTCGTTTTACCTTTGAGTCTTCTCTCAGCCTAGTAAGGACACCTTTTTGATTAAAGGTAAAATACCGATAACCTATAAGCATCTGTGTGACATCATGGGGTAGTATAAGTCTTTCCTTATTATCAAGGAATCTTTGCTCAATATACCAATCCATTATTGTTTGTGTGAACTCTTTATAGGCTTTAGTTGAGTAGCTTCTTCCTGTAATCTGCTTATACATGTCTCTAGCTGAATCAGGAACACAAGGGATAAAGTCAATCCTTACCTCTAGCTCATTGATATAGCTAAAGTCAGAGGCTAGTTGATAGGCTGTAGCATACTTAATCCCATAGACCTTTTCAAACTCATAGAAGTGTCTAGCAATCTCAGAAGTCTTCCATCTATAGAAATTATCTTTAGGAATCTTATCAAGGAAGTCACAAGCTACAGCTAGTAGAAATTCACCTCTAGCTAGTCCTGTGATACCTGTCCTAGTCAATGGAGTATGATACTTATTCTCTACTATAGTTGTTTCCCTATTAAGGTACTTGGCTAGTTTATGTAAGTCTTGTAACTCAAATACCTCTTTCTTGTTAGAATATCGTCTAACAATAGTAGTGTCTCCTACAAGCCTATAGATGAGCACAGTGAGCAGTTTATCTCTTAAAGGTACTGGATGATTATTAAGAGTTCTAATCATCACCTGTGACATGTCATCAAGGTATTTTAGGTTGTTAGGGTAGTGTCTACGTGCTAGAGGTCTGTTATTAAGCTCTACAAGACCATACTTATGCTCAAAAGCATCTCTTCGCATGAGTATGTATTCTTTGAAAGTTGTAAGGTTTACTTGCATGTCTTCCTCCTAGGTATGCACAATGTCTTAGCTAAAGTCAGCAAAAATGAAAATTATAGAAAGGATAAAATAATTTATGAATAAAGTAACGCTATTCAAACTAATGGAGATATATGAAACTAGACATTGTGCACACTTAGGAAGGAGCTATGCTCCTCCTAGAAAGGAATAAAAATACCATCAAGGCAAAAATCATGACCGAGGGAATTACCCTCACAGAAGTAATAAGTTGTTAGGGTTGTGATACTCCTATTTCATTTGAGAAAACACAAGAATACTATAGGATGCTGAAATATGTATGTGTTGTATGTTTTCTCTAGTTACTCATGATATTGTCACAATCGAAAAGTTTATTTAATGGAAATCACTATACTTATTACCTCTATGAGAATAGTAGCTGAGTGGTTAATTAGAAATAATTTCTTTCTTTATTTGTTTTAAAGTTTTCTCAGCTACATCCTCTTAGACTAATACCTATTTAGGTGGTTAGTTACTCTGCATCAGACCAATCGTCATCATCTTCATCATCAGAAGTTACATCAGCATCTTCTTCATCATCTGAGTCTTCTAGTGTGAAGTAGTTGAATACGTTCCATGTAGGTTTGTCATTATAAGGCTCACCCTCAGCAATGATGATTCCTACATATTTACCTTCCAATTCTGATTCTTCTACAGCTTCTTCGCCTTCAAGACCACAAGCCTTAAGGATATTGAATAGCTGTTCTCGACCAATCTTATTGTCAATGATTCGTCCTGTAATTGTCTTAGGTGAGTTCTTACCAAACTCTCCCTTGAATACAATTTCAAGCATGTCTAGACCTGATTTAGATACCTTCTGAGTTACTCCTTGGATAAGAGCCTCATATTTACCTGGTACATAGACTGTTTCTGCTTTTTCTGTTGGTTTGATACGGATTACCATTATTCTTTATCTCCTTTTAGTTTTGACTGAGTTGTTCCATCTGTAAGTCCTACAAGCATTTCCCATGTAGCATTAGTTACTGTGTCAGGGATAGCTAAGTCAGGCTTACGTGTTACCTTAAGTGTATAGATAGGGTTACCTGCTAAGCGTACTTGGTAGAAGTCTTTAACCTTCTTCTCACCCTTAACCACCTTAGACTTAGTTACACGCTCTGTGTGACCAATAATACGTGCTGATGCAGTCAAATGACTAGCTAGTGAAGGCATTAAGTTAGGAATGACTTGAGCAGGAACATCTTCATCCACAACATCCTCAATGTTGATAGACTTTTCTTGACAGATGACATACACGTTCTTACCTTCATAAGATAGGCTCACAAGCTCATCAATAAAGGCTTTCAATAGTGTATTAGCTTCACCATACATAGGCAATGTCATCTTCTTAGAGTTAGCTGACTTCATTAGGTATTTGTAACAAAGCTCTTGAACATTAGTCAAATGGTCAACAGCAATACTGTCAAAGTCCTTAGCATAAGACAAAGCTTCTAATACATCATCCCAAGTAACACACTCAGCTACGGAGAAACGGTCATCTTGTGACACAGAGGCTAAGCCTTTATCTGTATCAAGGATAAGTACATTCCCTGGTAGAGTGTTAATGAATGTAGTCTTAGAACTACCTGGTTTACCATACAATACAGTTAATGTATGTAAGCGTACCTTGTTAAGTTTTTTAATCTTCATGGTTTTCCTCCTTACTTACCAGTAGAACCATATCCACCACGGTCTTTATTACCTAGGTGAATGACTTCCACAAATTTCAGAGATGGTTGGTTCTCTAAAATCCTAAATTGACATAAACGTTGACCTTTATCTACCCTACCATCTTTGGTAGCATAGAACTTAGCACCCCAATAGTCGTTATCTCCACAGAATGAGTTGTCAATAATACCCATACTGTTTGTGAGTAATAGACCTGTGTGTTGGAAAGTGCTTGAGCGTGGTAGAAGATGAGCCTCAAAGCCTTTAGGTAGCTCCATAGCCACACCAAAGTCAATAATCACTGTGTCTCCTGCCTTATACTCAATCTCTGTGTTAGATGCTAGGTCAACCCAATCACCTACACTGATATGTTTAATAGGGCTTACTAGGTCATCCCTAGTTTTTACTTTTACAACTCCACTATGATGACATGCTTTATAGGTTACAAAGAATTTACCAACAAAGTATAGAGCAATCATAAGGATAATGACTAATTCTGTCTTTGTCACTTAAAAGACCCCTCCAATTTCTCAATCAATTCATCAACTACATTAACCATGTCTTCACAAGTTGCAATGTAAGGATGAAGTCCTGTTGTACGTGTTGCAAGGAACATAAAAATGAATTGTCTATGAGAAAGGCTTTCTACTTCACTACGAAGGATTGGATAAAACTCCTCTGAATGGTGGATATTGCCCTCTTGTTCTTCCTTAATAGCTTTTTCTAGAAAGACTCTAGCCTTTTTAAGGTCTTCAATACCATTTTTATATTTGTATCTCCACACATATTTAACAGCAGATGCAATCAATGGGTCAAGTCCTGCTTTTACCCAAAAATCCCAACACTCTAGTTTATTCTGTGTGTATCGTTTAGGGTTTACAATATCCTCTTTCATTTGTCCTCCCTAGTTATCACGTATACATAAGCTAATATTAGTAAGCAGAGTAAAAACGTAGCTGTGTTATCATCCATTGTCTAACTCCCTTACTTTTACCTTAAGCTCAATAAGGTCATTCTCAGCTCTTAGAAGCTCTACATAGCGTTTAGCTGATAGTGACACAGAAGTTACTCCATCAATCCCTGCAACAAGGTCTTTGAAGTTACGTTCACCTTCTATATCACGTTTAGTAATTCTATCTTCTAGATACCTATTAGACCGTTTGTACATCTCAATATCTTCTTCAAGCTTATGGTTCTTATAGAGCTGTATCATAAGGAAAAAAGTAGTTATTACTATAAGTGCAACAGCAATACTAATATCTTGATTCATTTACTAAACCTATAGTGCTTCACTATGAAGCCTTCACCTTTCATTGTAACTACAACATTATCATCAATAAGCTTATCAGATAATCCTGTGTAGAAGATATCTCCCTTAAAGTCACCCTCTATATAACTCACAACAGCTTCATCACAGTGAGCCTCAAATTGTTTGAAGGTATTAGCACCTCCAATAATCCACATGTCCTTATCACTCTCATTATAGAAGTTAATGACCTCTTTAACTGAATGAGCAATATACACATCAGCATCATCATAGCCTTCAATCTCATCTCTGTGAGTTAGGACAATGTTGATTCTATTTCTTAGTGGCTTACTACCTATGGACTTCCATGTAGAATATCCCATAACAATAATACCACCTGTTGTTTGGTTTTTAAAGTAGTTTAAGTCTGACTTGTTAGACCAGGGTAGCTTACCCTTATTGCCAATCAGTCCTTTACTATCTTGTGCCCAAATAAATTTAACCATTTTATAATATACCTAAGTAAAAGTGAAGGCTACACAGACTATCCATGTAGCCTCCTCCTTAATTAGTCTTCTACTTGAACTAGGAAAGCTTCGTGGTTGAATTGAGGGAAACGTTCCTTAATTTCATCCATTGTGAACTTACCTACTTTGTCTGTACCTTTACCAAGTACATCAGATTCTTCTGTGAAGGCTGAAAGTTCTCCACTTGCATTGATAGCAATGTAAGGAGCTTTTACCTTACGTGGGCTTTTACCTACGAATATAATGTAACGTGGTTCAGAAGGAGCTTTAACTTCTTCTTTGTCTTGTGCACCTGTTAGGTCAATACCTAATGCTTGTGCAAGATTGAGTAGTAATTCTTTATTGTCAGCCATGATGCCAACCTCCTTAAAATATTTTGTAGAGGGTTTATTGTGATTCTCTCTACCACCACATAAATAGTTTATCAAAAACATGTTACTTTGTCAATACCTTTTTTAAACTTTTTTGAAATTTTTTTCAATAAATTCATCAAGGTCTTCTGTAATGTCTCCAATATACACTTTGTAGAAGTAATCATATACGTTAGGTTGTCGCTTAGTTGGAGGAATATACAATCGTAAATCAGGATTTTTAGCAATCATTGAAGATAACTCACAGAATTGCTCATACATATCCTCACAACGGTATTGATTATAGTTAAACTTGACATGTTTAACTCTATAGGCTCTACCAACAAGCTTCTCTTTAGGGTTTACACACTCAAATGAGAAGTCTTTGACCTTATAGCCTAGATTAGTCATAACCTGCATATACATGTTAGCTTGTAGGCTGTACTTAAGTTTATCTACTTGTGGTGCTTCACTATAGGTCTTATAGTCAATTAAAGACACAGTGCCATCACCATTATCAATCACAGCATCAATATAGCCAATGAACTCATGTCCGTTAGGTAGGTCAACCTCAATCTTCTTCTCAGTCTCAATGACTTTAGAGAAGTCTACAGTCTCTCCACTACTTAGGTAACGCTCAATAGCCAATAGACCTGTCATTCGTGCTTCATCAGAGAAAGGTGAATGTTCATGCACAGAAAGTGCTAGATGCTTTACCTTCTCCTCAGAAAGCTCTCCATTATGGTCAGCCATAATCTCCATAGCTGTGTGGAAAATAGTACCTCTATCCATGTATTTAGTACGTGAAGGTTCAGGTAGTTCTTTATACTCAGCTATGTATTTACACCAATGTTCCCAAGGGTTTTCAAGGTAAGTATTCAATCGTGATACACTAAAACGCATTAGTACTCCTCCAATTCTTTAGCAAACTGCCAAGACCATGATAAAGGAGACTCCTTAATCATATCTTCTGTAAGTTGTAATACGGATTGTCTTGAGTGCTTAATTAACTTATCCATAGAGTGATAGTTATGAGTATCTAGGAAAATTTCTCCTGAGCATGATACACATAATCTATTGTACACCCCTTCACCAACAGGAATTGCCACATAATAGTATTTTTCCTTTTTCACCCTGTAGCCATTAACCCAAGCATCAGCAAAGATATTAGAGTTAGCCATAGCCCATTTAGCACACTTTGTAACATCACCTTTAAATGAGTCAGCTAGAGGTTCTCCAAAATCTCCTACTGGACTTAATGCACCAAGTAGATTAAAATTGTTTTCCTTACAGTATACAATCCATTCTGAGATATTTTTAGGAATTTCAACCTGTGGTGTACTAAACTTGATAGCTTCATCAAATTTACCTTGTTCATAACCTTCATGATACAATTTTGAAGAAAACTCACTACCAAGTTCTTTAAGAATGGCATATACCCACTCAAACTTATCCTGTCCATTCAATGAGTTTAATTTACTTAATACTTTATTAAGAGTAATCTTATATTTACCTTCATCATATACCATAAACAACCTCCTTACTTGTTATCTAGGTGAAATATTAGAGTATCAAAACGCATACCTAAAGACTCATCAACACTAGTCCTCTGTGTACGTTCTGTATTTAATTCCTTACGTAAGTTCTTTACTTCATGGTCTAACTCATTCATCCTCTTCCAACTCAGACAAATCACTAGAATTGCTACCAATGTCAGTAACCCACTTACCATAAAGAACAGCTTTGAGAACATCTTTCTCATTGTCTTTTGTGATAAATCCACCATTATCTAATTCCTTTACTGTATCTACCACACCAAGATTGTCCTTTTTGCATTTAATCACAGCTCTAGCAACCTTAGTGTCTAATGTAGGTATACCCTCATCCACATATTTGAATAGGTCTACCTCAAAAATGTTAGACAGCTTCTTTAGGTTAGAAGGAGAAGGCATATTTTCTCCCTTTTCCCATGTTGCTATCCTAGAGTTACCAACGTAACCCATTCTTTTTGCTAGTTGCATTTGTGTCATTCCCTCTGAAATGCGCAACTCTCTTATCCGTTTTCCCAATACGCTCACTTATAGTAAAACCTACTTTCTTTTCTTCATGTCTCACAGGCTTAGAGATAACCTCTTCCTTTGAGATAAAGTCAGTGTACTCAGGGTAACTATTCTTAAGCTCATCAACTACTTCAGATGACACTGTGAACTTATTAGGTTCTACAGTCCATCCTGTGAATCCATTGTCATACTTGCATAGGTAGTGTCCTGAAGGTAGTTTAATGTAATAAACTTCCTTAGTGTCCTTCTTAAGGATATATGCACCACAGAGGATTGCTCTACCTACTCTATCAACAATGTCATCTATGTCAGAAAAACTTTTACCTTGCATAAGGTCTTTTCTCCAAGAGATAAACTCAGTAGTCTTAGCTTTAAGTACATAGTTTAGATATCCAAGAGCACTAACTTTTTCTTCTACCGTACTCTTACTAACTCTATCTACAAAACGAGCTTCATAATAATCTAGTTCAGGAATCTCTACCTCAACTTTTACTGTTTTATTGCTGTATTCTTCCTTATTTTCAAGGACAGTTTTAACCTTTTCCTCTACATCTAACATTTTATAGTAGTTAGACACTTTATCAATGGAATCTTTTCTAATAGTTGCAAATTCTTCATCTAAAAACTTACTTAATGTAGCATAATGGATTCCAATAGCTTCGCATAACTCTTTCTTTGTCATGCTTTCTAAACTCTTGAGTAATTTTTCTCTCATTTTTAAATCCTTTCCTTATTACGTATACTAGTATACATCATTATCGGATAATTGTCAATAGAAAAATTGAGAAATAATTAAAAATTTTAATTATTTCCCATCTTCTTTAAGTTGGTCAGTTAAACATGCACTACATGGAGTAACTTCATAACCTAAAAACATAGCTAAAACTTGATTGGCAATACGTGATTGCTCAATAAACACAGACTTTACATCATCATTGGCTAGGTCTACTTGCCAAGCTTCAAATGAAGTGATTACAGCCACTAGAACGTGCTTTAGCAAGCACCAAAGGTCAGGGTTACCCATTTCATTAGCTTGTCCTTTAAGGAGCACCATAGCTCTCCTACGCTGTTCTGTGACCTGTTGAAGAGCATTAGTTAACTGATGCACACGTTCCTTAGTGTCATACACAGCAATTCGGTCTTCTTCAGTTTGGTCTTCCTGTCCTTGCTTATACCAATACTTAATTTGGTCTTCATACTTACGCACAAGAATTTCCAAGTGGTATTCACTAGCACCCAAGTGCATAATGTTTGTGATAATGTCTTCTGTGATTCCCACAGAACTATTCTTATTTACTATTACCATTTACTAATCCTCTATAGTAATACCTCACAAAGTAGGTATTCTTTGTCAATTTAAAGGCTCTTTCATAAAAAGCCAATGCTCTCTCACTTGTGAAAAACTTATGCTCTTCTACAAGCTTACCATCAAAATACTCATCAACTATAAACATCTTCTCGGTATCCATTACTAATAATGAACCTTGCTAGTGCTTCTGATTCATCTGAATGAGTAGGATAGTGAATAATAAGCTGTTCACTCTCATCACCAAAAGCATAGGTGAAGGCTATATTGTGAGATACATACTGTGTCTTCATGTGAGTTACAGCAACCATTCGCCTTACTGCAAAGTTAATCTTAGCAGGAAGTCTAAAGTTTAGCTTGTAAATCTCATCATAGCTAGGAAAGGAAGGTATCTTAGCCTTATACTTACGATTAAGATACCTAATTCCCTTGATAAAGAAAGCAAGTACATATTCCTCACCGTTTACACCAATTTCATAGCAAGGGTCATAGTCAATTTGATTTTGTATGTAATGCTCAGGGTCAAGTTTAAAACATTCCCTATTGAAAGCTCTTAGTTGTAAGTAGTCTTTCTTTGAGTAAGCAGGTTTATCATACAAATACATCAATGTCCTCCCCAACATTGAGAAACTTCTACATCTGCAATAATAGGTATAGGTTTCTCTAATCCTTCTAATATAGAAGGGTTTTCCATCATTTCTTTTAGTACAGGAACAAGCTCATCTACATAATCATCTCTAATCTCAAAGAGAATCGCATCATGCACAGAGCCTAAAACATTGAACCTAGAATGGTCAAGCTCTTCACTGAACACAATATCAGCTAGAGCACTTGTACACAAGTCAGAACCAAACCCTTGTACTGGTGAGTTAATTGCTTGTCGCTCATCTGCTGAGCGTAAAGCAAAGTTATTACTGTGAATATTCTTAAACCATCTCTTTCTTCCAATAGGCGATTTAATATATCCATAAGTTCTTGCATAATCTTTACACTCTTCATGCCATGTAAGTAGTGTAGGGTAAGCATTAAAGAAGTCTGCTCGGATTTTCTCACTATCCTCTTGTGTAAGGTCTAACCCATAACCTTTAGCATAGGCAATAAATGTTTTTGCAACCATTCCATATAGAAAGCCAAAGTTAGCACTCTTAGATTGAGTCCGTCTTCTTTTCTGCTCTTCATGACTTAAACCACTAGTGTCACCGAACAAAAGTTCTGTAGTCTTACTGTGCAAGTCACTTCCTGATTGGTAAGCATGTTGCATGTTCTCATCACCTGCTAACCAACTAGCCACACGTAGCTCAAGCTGTGAGTAGTCCAGTTCTGCTAACTTCCATCCTGGTCTAGCCTCAATTAGATTACGAACATAACTGTCCTGGGGACACTGCTGACATGTCCTGTTATCCTATAGGCTCTTTATCCTATAGTTCTTACAATTTATCATCCTGTAAGTTCAGACTATATCTTCATCCTAGATAACGATAATACTTATCTAAAAACTTAAATTCATCATAATATTGGTAAACCCAATTTAAGAAAACTTTACTATCTGATTTTCTCATTTCAACCTTCCAGTATTTTCTATCAGGTCTTACCTCTGTGTTTATACCTAAAGTTCTATTTAGGTACTCAGACATCTTATCAAGAAAGTCTTTATTAGTTAAAGTTATCCTAAATTCACCTGTTATCCTTATGTTACCATCACCATCTAGAATACCTCTCATATACATTCTTGCACAATCTTCATCATAGAAGTTACTTGTAAAGGTATTGTGAACCTTACCTTTAGTCGATACTCCCATAGAACATAAAGCTTTTATGAGCCATCTTGAGGTTATGGTTAAGTCATAAGAACCATTATACTCTCTAACATCTCCAGTGAAGGAGAAATAGTCTTTTAGGTTATTGAATACTTTATCACAACCTAGGTTTTTACATCTTACAGATACTCTTGGTACTTTTTTATCTAAGTATCCATCTGTAGCTATCAAACCAGTATAATAGTTAAATATTGGTGAAGTTAGGTCAACAGAGTCACAGTTTATAGTGTTCTTTATATTACCTCTTTTAAGATTATATCTTCTAAGGTATTGCTCTATGGTACTAACACTAACATTACACTCTTCTGCAATGCTTTTAACTGTTCTTCTGTTTTCAATGAATTGTTTTTTAAGATAGTTTTTATCTTTATACATAATTCCTCCAAGGTAGTTGTTATATATATTATAACACTTTCCTTGAATTATGTCTACTAGGAGCTATGCGCTCGTGGGTATTTCTTCTGTTCTAGATTACTCTACCTAGTCGTTGCACCTTCCTTGTATCCCTACAAGGCTTGGCTCAGGATTGCCCAATTTAGTGAAGGGTTTCCCTGAGTTCACATAGTTTAACGAACCCTCAGCATATTTTAAGGTTCGGGTTATTACACGTAGTCCTTCCTGTTCTAGCTGTGATATTAAAGCTAGGGTAAATCTTACCATCCACTTGTAGCTTTTCCCAAGACTCAATAAACGTTATGAGTTTTGAGATACGTTTATATTCAAGCAAGGCATCCACACACTCATTGCCTACATAGTTAGATAAGGTGTCAATTCCTACTGAAGGTGCTCCTTTTTCAGTACGCTCCAATACCTTAAGTCCTTGACCATAACCAATGACTACAGGTTTGAAATGTTTCTGCAAGTTTACACTTAATTTGAAAATGTATGGATTCTTTTCAACATATTCTTTCTTGAAGGCATTAGCCTCTTTCCTTGTAGAAAACTCTCCTAGTTCTATGGACTTACCATCAACTGTTTTCTCAGTAACCTTAAATGTATCGTCTAACCTCTCACCGTCTTGTCTATACACAGGTTCATCTTTCTTTGTGAATAAGATGCTGGCAACTTGTTCATTTGAGTTCCAGTTAATGTCTCCATAAAATAAAAGCTTTTCCTTGTAAGGTTTTAGGTCTTCCTGTAACTTTTCAAGGACTTCGTGTCTTTTAGGGCTGATAGGTACTCCACCTTTTTCAATCTCATAATAAGCCTTATATGCTCTCATCTCATGCTTGAATACTCTAAACAGCTCTTCTTTTTTGACTTTCTCTTTGAAAATCTTCATAAGCTTCATAGGATATAGGACATCATCAAGGGCATAACTTTTTAGTTCTTCTGTGATAACTCCTGTCTTGGCTTGTTTAGAAATATCATAATCTACATGGAAATACTTTCTAGTAAGTCCTTTAAGTGTAAGGTCTTCTTCTCCACAGATATGAGCCAATACTAAAGTGTCAATGTAAAGGTTAAGTGATACTCCAGTCTTTTCATAAAGGAATAGCAAGTCAAACTTACCATTGTGAGTTACTAGCTTGCACTCTTTTAGCTTTTTCATTAGCTTGAGCTGTCTTTTAGCTCCTAGCCTATTCCAGTCAAAGAACTTCCTTGTGTACTTACTTGTTTCTGTGCTAGTAAATCCTATCTGAATAGAGGTTATGTCATTTCTGTGTCTATCAAGTCCTGTAGTTTCAATATCAAGGCAGACTAATTTTTCTGTATTGATTAAATCTAACATCTACACACCTAGAGCGTAAGCTCTCTCTAGGTATAGCATCCTAGAAGCCTTCCGTATTGTTTGATTCCTCTTACGGATAATCACAGGTCTTTCACCTTCTTCACAGTCAACGAACATGTCAGGTACAGGAGGCTCTTCCTTCTTAAGGTACTTTTCAATAAGTTCTGCATATCCTGGCTTATCCTTAAACCTTGTGATACCATTAGTATTATTCACAGCATACCATTGAAGCCATGTAGCCTCTTCCTCAGATAGACAAGGAAAGTTAGGGATTAAATCAGCAGGAGGTAAACGTAGCTGTCTGATAGCTCCTGCAACACTTGACCGTCTAGGTGTCTTTGTGATATATGTGTAGATATAATCCTCAAAGTGCATCTCTCTACTTTGTAGGTCTGCATCAACCAATTCAATAAAAGTCTTATACACTTCAGAATTGGACTCTTCCATGCACCTATCATACCACTTAGGAGTTCTATATTCTTTAGGGAATCTAGGCATTGGTCTTCTCCTTTTTGCTTATCTTACCGAAACTAGCTTCCTTCTCCTCATAGTCACTCTCATCTTTTCGTGAGTAAACCTTACAGCCCATGTTATCATCAACCACAAGGTCATAGACATCTCCTGACTTGTGATTACGGAAATAAGTAGTAAGTCTACTTGAATTGTGAGTTTTACGTTGAAGGAGAATCATGGACTCATACCAACCCTCAATGAAGGCAGAACCATACATATCTGAGGTCTGAATCTTAGCTCCACGTTCTAGCTTTCTACTGTGGTGAATTAGCATTACAGCGCATCCTGTCTCCTTAGAAAGTCTTGATAGAATTTCTAAACGCTCTACAATATCCTGGTGACGGTTAATATCACCACTACCAAAGAGCAAGTACATAGGGTCAATGATTAAGAGCTTAACTTCTAGCTCTCTAATATCATTTACTAATTTATACATGTGCTCCATGTTGATATTGTCATCCACAAAGTAAATTGGAGGAGGTGTTTCACTTCCTGTGATAGCGTAAATCTTATGCTGTTCCATAGACAAGTTGTTTTCACCTTGTAGAATTAGTACAGCTCCTTGCTTAACCTTTCTACCGTCAAAAGGCTTACCTGTAGCAACAGCACAAGCTAGGTTTAAGGCAAAGGTAGACTTGAAGGACTTAGAAGGTGCTCCTATAATACCTACAGAACCATTTTCCCAAAACTCTTCAATCAACCAAAAGTCTGTAGGGTCAAAAGGCTCAATATCATCAACACGGACAATATTCACAGAGGTACTACGCTTCTTACCATTCTTAGTAACAGTTCGGAGTGATTTTCCTCCTTGCTCTTCAATCTTGAATTTCTTACTTAGTCTTGTGTAAGTAGGTTCTACCTCTTCAGCATCTTTCTCTTCCTGCTGAGTCTTAGCAAAAGCACGATTGACTTCTGCATCTACAGTCTCATCTGTGAACTTAGCTTTATCATCAGGTGCACTTAATAGGACAAACTTGACTTCTTCCTTACTTGCTCCATTGATAATCATTTTACGCTCTAGCTTCCAAGCCCATTCAGAACGGTCTACAGCTAGTTTGTGAGCAAATTGTTTAGTGACATTGTACTTGTCTAGTAGTGTGTCAAGGTCATACATCTTGAAAGGTATTTCCTCATTCTTCACTGATGACTGTGCTGTAATATCTACATCTTCAAGATGCTTCATAAAGTCACGTTTACGGTAAACTGTACCTTCACCCTTCATACCACTAACTTTAAAGTCTGTAGCATACTTGTGATTTACGCTTCCTGGGATTCGGTAAAGATGCACAATATCAACTCCACAAGGGTCAAAGTCATATTTCTTAACTAACTTTCTACAGAGAATTTCATGTTCTTGTGGATTCACTTTGTTATCTAAAATCCATACACCTTGATACTTACCTGGACTAGTTTCCCAATAGTAACTAGGAGGTAAATCTGTAGGGATAGGTGCTCCATCAATATCTTGTGCAATAATGTACGTGTCTTGTGCATTAGTCTTTTTACGCTCTTTACCTCCTGTAGGAGTAAATGAGATATAAAGGTCATACTTATCACGTAAAGCCTTAACTTGTGAGCCAATATGCTTTACATAATGTTTAGCTTGCTCAAAGTCTCTTGAAAATCTATCCTCAAACTCAGGGTCTTCCTTAGTCTTTCTTTCAAGATAGAATTTCTTGTTTACTCCAAAGTTTACAAGGTCATTCTCACCAAAGTTTCTTTGGAGGAGTGTTATAAATTTATTCTGTTTTTTCACAAACTACCTCCTTGCACAAAATAACCTCCTCTATGGTCAACTCCTTCAGGAATTGTAAGCCTAATAGATTCTCTCTCATAGAAATTAAAGGCTTGCCACAAAGGCTCTAGTGTGCTTCTTACTTGCTCTTTAGGTGAAAGTATATTTAACACACGGTCAATAACCTTGCTTGATTTTCCACGTAAAAATCGTCTTACCCAAGCAAGCAATGACTTCAACTTACCTACTGTGTACTTGCAATCTTTAGCGACTTCCTCTAGGTCAACCACAGAGAAAAGCTCATCCGATTCTACACAGTCATTCACAAGTTTAGCCGATAGCTGAAACAATTTGTTGTGTTCATTCTTTGGAGTAAGCTCTTCAATAAGTCCTAGTTCTTTGAGAAGGTTTAGGTTATTGATATAAGTTCGATAGTTTACATTACCCATAGACTCAATAAGGTCTTGTGGTGATGCTATCAACTTATCATCTTTTCCTAGCTTGTGATAGGCTGAGTTAAATAACCCTAGTAGCTGTGTAGCTCGTAAAGGCAATTTCCATTCTGTAAGCCAATGACTTTGGATATAAATATAGTCACCTACAGCAAGCTCTTTGTATAAACCTGTGCTTACCTTCAAAGTACGCTTACAGAAAAAGTCAAAAGTCTTTTCACTAAAACCTTTCTTCTCATAGCGTGTAACTAGTCCTAACTTCTCTAGTCTTGTGATAGAGTTAGAGATAGTTGCAGAACTACAACCGAACACTTCAACTAATTGCTGATTGTTGTAGTGTGAATAAACATCTTGTGAGTCTTTCTTAGCAAACCCACACAAAAAAGAGTATAAATAAATATCCATAAGATTCTTGATTCTATCATCATGGAACATTTCAGTATATACCTTAAAATACATGATACACCTCTCCTCGTATTTGATAATACCATTCTATCACAAAGAATTATAAATAGCAATACCTTAGATTAAAAAATTTTTGATTATGTATACTTTTGATGGTAATAATAATTATCTAATAATTATATAT